CTTTGAATGATTTTTTCATTGGGTTGCGATGGTCAAGCCCGGTGCACTTGAGCGTCTTTGTCTTCAGCTCAGTGAACTTCGCGAAGAAGATTTCATCAGATCCGTGAATCTGTAATTCATCATGCCTTTCAAGTTTTAAATACTTCCCGCATTTTAATTTTACTTCGCGAGTGCCATCATATCGCTCACGACCTTTGTATAGGTTGTTTACTTCAAATCCTGTGATTTTATCTGCGTAAGTACATTTCAGTTTGATTGATTTCATCGCATTAACTCCTGATTGGTTATCTTGAATAAGGCCACTTTATCAAATGACCTTACGGCAATATTAACAAATCGTGCTATTTACCAGGGAATATAATCGTCGTCGTCCTCATCAATATCATCGCCAGGTAACTCGAAGTCTGGATTATATTCGCTTTCTGCATCCATATCCATATTCCCTAGCGCGTCCTCAAGTGTGATTTCTTTATATGCAACCTTGATACACCATTCCGCACTAAGCCCGGCATCAAGAGCGGCAAAATAACGAGTCCAGAAATTATCCCGTTCCATCAATTAACTCCATGAATTAATGTAAATTGAGCTAGCCTCAAGCGTAGCGCGCACATCAGCATCTGTTGCATTTACTAAGCGAGAGCCTGGCGTGCTGCCGATAACGTTATTACCGTTACGAGTCTTAGTTACCGTCATTGAAATAAAACCGGAAGACTTATCCATTTTGATAACTACACGGCCTTTCGCGTTCAGGTGCTTGATGATATTCTCAACTTTAATGCTCATTTTTAATTCCTTTGTTTGTTTGGTGTTGGAGTAATATACCTTACTCCCTGATGATTGTCTTTAGCTATTCGTGCTATCAGTACTCAGAAATTACTTTGCACTCTTTGATTGTGCCGCCTAGAACTACTTTCTGCATCATTGCTTTTTGGTGGCTATCGTAAACGCGAACATTTTTTACGCTGTTAAATTTGCCAGTATAGAAAGTGTGAATATAAATCATTTTTTACCGTCCCAAGTTTGATACGCCGTCACCAGGTTGATGCTATGGTCGAACTCATCAATGCTGAGCGATCCGATTCTAACTAATTCTTTGTCATGCTTGATATCAATCATGCGGCTATATGGATGACCTGGCTCGTATTTGAACAGTCGCTTGCTGTCGGCAATGTCAGCGTTGATTCCGTAGAATCGACCTACCGCAGCCTTCACGCGCTCCATGATGTTTTTTTCGTGAATTGCCGCCGCGTTATTTAGTGCCGCAACCGTGCTTCCGTTAATCTTCGGTGACTTCGTTGTGATTTTGTAAGTGTGGTTCATTATTCCCCCTAACCAGTCAGGATAGCTTTCGCGCTTCATCAATGATAACAGGTTCGAGGCGCTCAAGTCGAACGCGGAACGTGTTCATAAATCCCTCGTTGTTCTTCAATAATTCGAAGGCGTCCGTAGCTTCAATGGCGCTACTACCCATGTAAGCGATCACTCTCTTCTGTGTCTTGCGTGAGATCGCCACTACGCGGTAAATGTTATCACTCATACAATGCCTCTCTTGTGGATATACGCGATCATAATTTTTCTTCCATGATTTTACGAATACGGTTTATTGCGTCAATTTTATCACAATCCCACCTGGTCGTTCCTCTATCCGGTCGCTCTTCGAACGCGAGACTAACCTCTTCCAGTAAGTTGTCAATGATATCCTCCTTTTCGTAATCTTCCAGCTTTCCGAACTCAGCCGATCCGACGCATCTATTTATATAATCGACCATGCCTTGATATTCTTCAGTAGTAAAGATATCCGTGATACCAATCCCGGTATCGCGCTGAGTGATAATCACTCGATTACCAAAATTGCGATAGTAAATCTCAACGGTGAACCCTTTCTCACTTGCGTTGTCAATTGCCGCTTGAAGTTTTGATGAAATCATCTCGTCATTCTCCTGATTGGTTGATGTGTTAACTATACCCCGATTCCCTTCGGGCGTTTAGCAAAAAGTGCTATTTAGAATTTTACATCCTCAACAAGCTCAACCATTTTGTAACCAAGTCGATAGGAGTCGCCGAACAACAATAATCCCATAAATTCATCTTTGGTTATCGACTCCTTACCAACTGTTCTAATCTCTCCGTTGTGAATCACAGTATCGCCGATCTTGATTTCTGATTTATGCACTAATTTCGTTTTCATTTGTTAGTCCGTTAATTAAAAGAATGCTACATAGTTTGCAATGCCTTTGGCGTCGTCGTTAGGCATTGCCTTGACAGCCAGGTCGTAACCAGCTTCTACCTTCTGCTTTGCTGATTCTTCGCTGTACCCCCAAATAACCAGAATTTTAACTACGTTTTCTTTGTTCAGGACTTTAAGGTCTTTAGTGATGCGACGTGCCATTTTATTTTTCCTCAATCTCGTTTCGATGAGGTAATTATGACAAATCACACCGATCGAGTTTTAACAAAAAGTGCTATTTGCGATCGCTTTGAAAAAACCACGCGGCGACAGGGATCTTATCAGCTTCGTTTTGGCAGACTTGCCGCCAAGTTTGTTTTGCTGTGCAGAGTACCCGTCAGGCAGATTTACAGGTTTTCTCTCCGGCATGACAAAATCGTCAGAGGTCCACAGACAAGTTTTCTTCGGGTAAGCATCGCGCGGCGCAATATACATCGGGAACCAGGGGTGTGAGTCATTCTCAGGAAGATAGCCGCCATACTCCCAGGGATTGAAGGAGTGATTTGGTTTTCTCCACGCAGACGACAGGACGCTTACCGGATTCTCAATGATGTAAGTCACGCCTAGCTATCGCCAATGTTCGCAGCAATCCGGGCAGTAGCGACAGCCTTCTCCTGGAATAACGGATCGCGTTCACGCTTGCTTGCAAAATGGCGAGCGCCACTAACAGCCAGGTCAGTGCAAGGAGGGAAAGCCATAATGAAATCCGGCTTGCCATACACACCAGAGATAGCATCACGCTCAAACGCTGCGTCAATGAACACGTTCACATACTCAATGTTCGGATGCTCCACTCTGGCATTGTACTTTGCGTAATCTCCGTGATCGGCTCCGTCAAAGTTGAAGCACATCACCTTATGACCTTGCTTTGCCAGTTCATAACCAGCAATCCCGGAACCGTCGAATAGCGACCAAATTAATTTCATCGTGACTTCCTCTTCTGATTGGTTTATGTGCCGGACTATACCCGATCTACCCGACCGAGTCGTTAGCAAAAAATGCTATTCCAATAATTGCTCATTATTCCATCAGTGCTGTAATAGGTGGAATAATTTTGATTGTGATTGATTGTGAATGATGAAACGTGATTATTGCATGGTGTGCAACAGTTGGTTGATTTGTTGCTTAGAATGCAATGATTGTGAGAGGGGGGATTTAGTGTTACCCGGTTCGCCTGGTGGTCATCTCCATTTTTAGCAAAACGTGCTATCGATTACGGTTACACTTGACCGCGTGTTAACAGTTGTCTACAATTTGCCTGAATCTCAATAGTAGACAAAATTACACCAAATTACGCCTTATAATATACATATAGATATATGTATATATATAATATATAAGTATTTTTTTATTTGTATATATAGATACTATTATCTGTAATATGGTTGTATAGCGTGTCTACTATGTTAATCGTTGGATGCTCTGATTATTGTATTCATGTTTATATATACAGTAGTTTTATCGGCTCATATTTATATGGGGAAAGCGATTAACACGATTAACACGATTAACCACACTTAAAATCGACCTGCAAGCCTTGACGCAGGCGGGTCGTCGTGTAACACTGCAATTAGAGACGCGCTGTTACGCGTTAATCATTGTGTATATTGAAAATAAGGAGAAACCTATGAGTTCTTACCAATCAGATGCGGTTCAGGCAGCAATTCAGGCGGCTTACGAGAAGGCAGGGGTAACGGTTGAGCAGCGCCAGGAGGCTAAGGTGACTGATGTTATCCGGGCCGCTTGCGATCAGCTTTATGGTGATGGCGAGAATACTGAGTTCACATTCGACGCTACTCAAATGGCTGAGGCCGCTGTAAGGAAGTCAATGCCAGACGCCGACGATTATGATGTTGTCGAGTGCGCTGGGTCGTGGTTGTTGGGTAAAACCGAAGAGATTAACGAGAAGTTTAAATCATCATTCATCACCCCGATCGTTTCTCGCCACTTCTCCAAAATCGGCAAATCGGTCAAGGTGAGCGTGACTATGAACGATGAGAAGTTGCGAGTAGTTACTATCTCAGTGAGTGATGAAGAGGTTCCGGTGAAGAAGCGCCGCAGCCGGAAAAAGTTAGCTTGGCTGATTGCTTGATTCATTTGATGTTGATGTTAGCAAGCTATCCGATAGCGAGTTAATGGTTCGTGATGTGAATGAGATCGTGCGCCAGATGAAGGCACATATCGAAAAGTGTGGACTGTAAGGAGAGATGAGTATGAGCAAAATTAAGCATGACGCCCTGAAAGGTATCTTGATGCGACTAAACCCAGGCGAAGCATTCCAGCTTAACCCCGAGACGTTTGGATTCAATGGTGATTATCGTACAACCTTCGAATTTGTAAGGTATGTAAAGAAAGAGTTTGGATTCGAAGTTATTCACGCAGGTCTTATCAATGGCATCCAGACATTCATCTTTAAGCCAAATGAGATTCGTTGCTTCACACTGATGAAATAGCACTTTTTGTTAAAGACCGGTCTAGCGGATCGGGTATTATCTTTTCATCGACACGATACAGAGGAAACGAATATGGAAACGCAAATTGACGTAGTGGTTGTTCAGCGCGACTCAACTCATGAAAAGGGTCTGTTCAAGAAAGGAACCGAAATCACGATCGACCTTGAGGATATGGTTGCATATCACTCGGGCCTTACCTGGAACGTGGTGCGCGTAGGCAGCGACTACAAACTCAAAGGCTTTAACACTTACTTTGCAGAGGTTTAATCATGGCGACAATTACCGTATTCCTGGCTAAAGATGAGATTGATGGCGAAATGTCATTCTTCGCGTTTGAGCACAAAACCGGATCGCACTGGCATATGTACAGCCACTACACGGTCATCGATATCAACTCATACCGCGCAAACTCACTTACTGAAAAGCTGAGTTGCTTCATTGGAGCTATCAAGGTGAACAATGGCTGCGAGTGGGAAGATGAGCACGAAGAGCGCCGCATGTGCAATATGATTAACCCGGTCTATCTTGAGTCGTTCGAGCTTGATGCTGATGTGGCTATTAAGGTGAGAAAGTCGGGTGAGTTGTTGCCAGGGATGCGTGTGCTGACTGGTTACTCAGGTCGTAAGGTATGGCGCACTGTATCAAAGATTCGCCATCGTTCGGCAACATGCTATAGCGTATTCTTTGATGATGGTTGGAATATGATGTCCGGCAGTGAAGTAAAGTATCTCACCAAATAGCACGAATTGCTAAATCAGCGCAGCAAGGAGGCTGTATATTAAACTAATTGAAACAAACGATTCTAGATGAGGAAAGAATGAATAAGTCAGAGTTTATTGGAAGGGTAATTGATTGCAATTTAAGATTTGAAGTTAAAAAGGTGAGAGTGAACAAGGATAGAAATTATGGCCTTGACATTCAAACATACTCCCTCTGGCTGGTTGGCGAGCACAGCTCTGATGATACAATCACAATGGGGATTGATGCGCAGCCTCTTCTTGTAAAGTTTAGAAGCATTGATAAAGCAAATAAAGAAGCTGAAAAGTTTAACAGATGGATAGGTAGCACGAATTGTTAAAAACGGATCGGGGTATCTTGCTATAGTTACCCCATCAAAACGAGATACCAATCAGAGGATTAACCATGTCAATCGTCAAGAACCAACAAGCCATCGACTCAACCAGCCACAACCGCTTTGCTATTTTCATCACTCGCGACAACAAGCGATTTGCTGTCAGGGCCGTGCCTGGTGGATACAAAACCTATATGGAAAATAACGGAAAATGGGTATGCTGCGACAACCTTGCCAACTTCCTGGTATGGAACGCAGACCTGCAAGGATTCGATGATATCAGCACTTTAATTGAGGAATAAATAATCATGCCACGTTACAGTAACCTAACCAAACTAGTCCGCGTAAACGGGCACATGATCCCGGCAAAATCTACTCACTGCGCTAAGGGAGCAAAGCACGGATTATATTTCAAGTGGCGCGGTCAGTGGAACTTCACGGCGGTGAGTAATTTCTACATGCGCGTTCCTGGTGACGATCCGCAATCGGTAGTAGAAAACTCAATCGGCGACAACAAGATCGAGGTACTAAAATGAACTTCAATACAATAGCTCTATGGTCTGCCGTCTGGTTCTTCTGCATGGGTCACGTTATGGTCGGCATCGTGGTAATGCTTCTCCTGTGTGCGGGGGCGTTCGAATGATGCGAATATTGATTTGCATGATGGCGGCGGTCGCCCTGGCTATCCTGGTAGTGTCAGGATGCGGAGAGGTCAGAGATAGCTGTCATAAGACCGGGAACCAGGTTACTACGTTTGTGATGGTTGGCAATGTTTTGCTACCAATCACATCAAATGAAATCACTTGCGAATAGAGGTTGATATGGCTGATTTTATGCACCAAATGATTGCAGTATTCAAAGGCAGTGATGACCAGGAAGTGAAAGAGTGCTTTACTGTCGACAAGACTTATAGTGCATCGCTAACCAGTTTCGGGAATATCTCATTACTTGATGATAACGGCGACCCCTGGATATTCGACGAAGACACCGATTGCTTCGAAATTAAAGAATAGCACTTTTTGTTAAAAATAAATTCCGGGGTTGCGATATAGTAACCCCATCGACAACGAACGAGGACGAGAACATGAAAATTAAATTACTTTGCACTGGCGGTTACAAAGGCTTTACCCGAGATCTGGAAGCAGACCCTATCGTGGTTGATGCGGTGAAGTGTGATTCCAGTACCGGAGGCTACCGCGTTAAGGTTGACGATCTGGTTAAAGCTGGCGTGTACGATCTGGACTATGGACTTTCGGTTAGCCCTGTATTTGGTCCGGCTGACTTTAACGAGAATGACGGAACGATGTTCTTCTTCGAATGGGAAGTCCAAGCAAATCCTAAGCCGCGCAAGGTTCGACTTCTCAGTAATGGCGGCTACCCGCTGCGACAAGGCTATGAGAACCGCACATTCCCAGTTATCGTGGACTTTGAAGAAATTACTAGCAATCTGGCATACGTTAACGATGAGCAGTTGCGAGCCGTTGGATTTGTCGGTGGGATGAATAAAGAGGCACTTTGCTTCTTCCACTGTAACGCCGAGCCGTTCGATATTGAGTGCGAGTTAGTTACTAAGCACGAATTGTTAAAAGGGGATTCGTCCTGACTGGTATAATCCCCACATCAACCACTAAGAGGAAAGCATCATGTTAAAATTAGAAGACGTAAAATTCCCGATTAAATTTATCAGCCTGGGTCGCGGTGAAATTACATTCACCAGTGAAGATAAAGGCAAGTGGGCCACTGATGAGGTGTCTCAGCTTAAGTTGGATTGGTTTATCAATCGGCACAATGAAGTAAATCCTGAAAACTCAGCCAAGAAGGATTACCATTACATTATTAGTGGTAGTCAGGATGCGTACGAAAAGTATGATGGTTGGAAAACTGATCGATCCATCTTCCACCCCGCAAAGCCAGAAATTAAACCGATGTTACAATGCACTCAGATCGAGAACATGCCATTGAGCGCTACGCTAAAGGGCGTTCAACTTGATAGCGAATCCTGGATCGAGATTACCGCCACACCTAAAACTATTGAGGTGCATGATGATGTAGTGATTCTCCTATTGCATTACGGCAGCTTTAAGCACAAAACGGTATCAGGTGAAATAAGCGTTAAGCGCGGAACACTTGTACGCTATGAGGTGAAATAATGGCGGCGTGGATTTTGATTATCTTGATGAGTACCGGGCCAGATCACGTATACATGGAAAGCCAACAATCATGCAACAAGGCTCGGGAAGTAATTGCAGAAAACAAGCCGTTCGGATACGAAGTAAAAACAATGTGCGTTAAACGATAGCACGAATTGCTAAACCTTCCGCAAGGCCATTTGATATAGTGGCCTTATTGAAGCATGGCAACCAATCAGAGGAATCAGTTATGGCTACACGACTAACTCAATGGCAGATTTACGACAAGGCATCTCGCCTTCGTGAATCACTTCGAGGTCTGACACCGAATGATCGCATGGAAATCATCGGTCATGCATTGCACGAACTCACGCCGCATGAAGTAACCTATCATTCTTGCGGCAATAAATTTTGGAACGTAACATTCGAGGTGAAGAAAGATGAGCAAGATTCACAAACTTAAGATCAATCCTGTACATTTCATTGGTGTAATGAACGGAACCAAAACGGCAGAGTTCCGCATCAATGACCGCAACTTCCAGGTTGGTGATATCATTGAGCTACGCGAGTTCGATCGTGACGAGTTTACTGGGTGGGAAGTTCACGCAAGGGTATCCGATGTTACCGATGTGACGCCATACATCAATCGCGGGTATGACGATCAGGAATGCGACTTCACGCAATACGTGATGTTATCAATCAAACCTTACAGGAAGGTTAGACCATGAAATTTGAATGCGTATCAAGTAGCGGATCTGGCTTTAAGTGGGGAAAAATCTACGAAGGCGCTCGAATCAATGACGACAGCTTCGTTGTCGTGGATGAGAACGGCAGTAACGTGAACATCATCCGTCGTCACGAGTACCAGGAAATTTTCCTGCCGTATTGCGGTAGTTCAAAATATATCTTCCATCGAATCGTGGATGGTGTTAAATTTAGAGACGTAATCGAAGCAATCAATCAACTGCATAATAAAGAGGTAAAATTTATGAAATTTGAATGTATCAGTGATAATACCAAAAAATTTACTGTTGGCAAAATCTACGACGTTCCTACTGAGCACGCAAAGCACACTGTAGCGCTTACTGACGATACGCCGTCACCGCATTGCTACCGTAACGCATAATGGCGAAGGTCTGCGATGGAATAGCGGCGGCACTAAGTTTGCAACGTTCGGCAAGAAGCGTAAGCGCACTTTCTGCGTTAAAGGCAAGGTTGCAGCAAACAAGAACCACAGCGTCAAGCCAATCGAAGTTGATGGTAAAGTCAAGCCTAAGCTGACCAACAAGGACATTGATAATCTGGCGAACCTGGCTATGGCTACCGTGCTTCTTATTTCTCTTATCGTGCTGTTTTTCGTAGTTTAACTTAAAGTGGGAATCGTTCCTGAGCGGTTCCCTATTTTTATGAGGTGAATATGAATAGCTTTATGCCTGACTTTAAGAACTGGAAAAACGAACCTCCATCATTTCAGGAGTTGCTATTCTGCCTCCTGGTCCTGACATTATCTCTTAAGGGTGTTTTATGGCTACTATCATGACAGCAGAAGATGCAGCACGTGAAGCAGTGGAAGGAATGCGACCAAATACCTCCAGAATCGCACACTACTACAAATTTGACGTATCAGCAGTGCAATTGGTCCATGAAATTTTAAGGCTCCCACAAGTCGATTCAGCGCGCGTGGTGACGTGCTTAAAAAATTATTTTTGCATCACTATTAAAACGAATAGCACGAATTGCTAAAACCTATCAAGGGGAATGCGCTATGATTCCCCTACACCAAAAAACGAGGAAGCACGAATGAAACACCTAATCTGTATTGAAGCACCTAACGACGAGTACACTCTGCATGGTTTAGGTATGTTCAAAGGTCACTACATTACAGCTAAGATTCAAGATGACAAGCTGGATGATGGCGATCTGGAAATCACATCGAAAGATGTTAATCCTTACATCATGCAGAATCTTGGAAATAACGAATATATGGCCTACGGCTGCAATGCGGTGTACAAGCATGTCAATATCCGCAAACGCGTTGTTCGAGCGTTCAAGAAAATTGCAATGAAATACTGGAAGATGAGCAAGAAAGATGCCGGGCGCTGGGCGCGTAACGCTGCTGATTTATACTTCTATAGCAGCGGAGAGCCAGCCAACTTCCTGATCGATGAAATGATGGAAAATTATAGCGGCACATTCTGCCAAAGTGACTTTGACGCCTGGGTTGGACGCGAGTTAGATTACTGGTAATAGCACGAATTACTAAAACTTGCTCAAGGGCATTTGTTAGAATGCCCTTCGTTGAGTTAAGCAACCAATCAGAGGAATAAATCATGGATAAAATCACAATTTGGGGCCAGACAATCAACCTGTTTCTCGGTACGCGCCGCGTAGCAATCTTTGACTTTGATGGAACACTTAGCGATGGATCTGGTCGACTTCACCTGCTACCTACAAAGGATTTGCACTTAACTGAAAGCTGGTCCGAGTTTAACCGCGCGGCAATATTTGACAACCCTATCCAAAGCACGATCGATGTGATGAACTCTATGTTTGCCGCTGGATATCATGTAATAATTTTAACCGGGCGAAGTGATGAGGTGCGTTACGCATCTGAGTTATGGCTTAAGCATCACGGCGCTCGATATGATTACCTGATTATGCGACCGCATACCGACAACCGCAAAGACACGGTAATGAAAGAAGAGGCAGTGCGCGCTATCGGCATTGATAACATTCTTGCGGCATGGGATGACTCACCGCAAATTATTCCATTATTCCGCTCGCTTGGAATAACAACTTACGCTGTAGTTGACTATGGCGATAACGTTCACAATCATTTAAAATCTCACGGGGTAGATGAGGTTTGCAATCATGAACCATCTGAGCCGCTACCGCCATTTGGTGAGAAAATTTGCATTAAGTGCAAGGAGTTATTGAAGTGAACCTATACGAATTTATTGCAGCGCATCCGGTATTAACGGTTATCATTCTGCTAATCATCAATCACACTATCATCAATGTAGCAAAATTATTTTTAGGGAGATGCTAACATGAAAACAGCTATCATTTTAAACGGTGCACCTGGTGCTGGAAAGGACACTATCGGATGCATCCTGGCTGACACTTACGATCATGTAGCTTTGCGCAGCTTCAAAGCACCAATGTTTGAGATTGCTCGGGCAATCTTGGGTGAAACTAACTACGAGTATTTCATGTTCTTGTATGAGGACCGTAGTTACAAAGAAGAGCCAGCATCAATCCTGAACGGTAAAAGCCCGCGCCAGTTTATGATCTGGATTAGCGAGGAAGTCATCAAGCCGCAGTTCGGAAATCGATTCTTCGGTATGCGAGCGGAAAGCAAGGTGAAAGAGTCGCACTCACTTTCGGTATTTACTGACGGGGGATTCAAAGACGAGATCTTGCAAATGATTGAAGGAGATATCCAGGTCAAGCTATGCCGCATACATCGCAACGGTTGCAACTTCGATAACGACAGTCGCGATTATATCTATCTGGACGATATGATCGGGGTTAACGGTTATCAGGAATGTGACTTCTTCTCTGTCGAAGGTCATCCAGAAATTACCGCTCAGCACATAGCCGCTACGTTCATCAACAAATAGCACGAATTGCTAAAACGTCGGTGGGGTGATTTGATATAGTTACCTCATCGACAACGAAGAGAGAAAATCGAAATGATGGTATCAACTGATAAGTTTTTCACTTGCACTAAAACTTCTGAAGTATTCGAACTGGTTCATACTGATAACGGCGATTTCATGCATGACGGTTGCGACGTTTTCATTGAAGTGAAAGAAAGCGACTATGATGACGGGGTTTATTACAACCCGGCAGTGAACACTCAGTTTTTTACACCGATCGGAGATGAGGGAGAAGAGGCATGATTACGATTAACCTGTCAGAGAAGCAAGCTCGTGAAATCCTTGATTCGATCGGCGACCAGTTGCATATAAAAGGAGCAGCCGCCGAGTTGCTAAACCAGATCGAAAAACAACTTACTCCTGTGTCAACGAATCAAGCTGAGTTTGCAGCCTGGAAAAGCGAGCGAATCCTGCCCAATATCATCAAGGCATGGAAGCGCAAGCATAAAAAAGAAATCAATGTTGATGACTTATTTACTGATGAATTAAGCCCTTCAAAGGTTGCTCAATATCAGTTGCGATACATGGAATCAGTTTGCAATCAGGTTTTAGGTGTTAATTTTTCATTTGGGAGAGGTAAATAATGTTCGGTTTAAGTGAAGCGGAATGGAACGTAGTAAAGCGCGCAGCGAAGGAATTGAATAAATTCGTTAGCGGAATGAAGAAAGAAGATCGCAAAAACGAAAAGATTATGATTGATGTGATCTCAACTCATCACAAAAAGGTTGAGCTACTCATTGATCGATACAAGTTTGTATGGACCGCCGGATATATTGCAGGCGCTTAGGTAATAAAGAGGGGGATTACGAATAATGGCTAACTTACCGAAGAAAGGTGATCAGGTTCGATGCATTACATCACGCAATAGTGATGCTTTCTCAGCGGGATGCTCTTACGATGTGGAAAAGGTTAGTAAAGCAAAGAGACTCGTATATGTGTACGGCGACGATGGAAACTTGCATGAGATTGATTACCCGCAGGATATGACTAAGGGGCAATTCGAAATTAATGATTGACCTGAATCGCTGAGCGGTGATAGTATTAATCCCGTAGACAAACGAGGCGCAAAGAAGCGCAACGCGTGAGATGATTCTCACACTTTCAGCTAAAAAGCTCGGTTGCATAGTGGTTAAGCAACGCCGCAGACCCGTAAGCGGCAACAATTCCAGAGGATTGCATAATGCAAAATATCAAAGACGAATCAGTCAAAATCGAAATTAAAGTAACTCGCAACGGCAAAACTACTCGTTATAAAAAGCGGTTAAATCCTGGAGAGGCCGTTATTGGTCGCATCGATGGCGTTATGATTAAGGCGCAAGAAGATGAAGCGATTCAAAGTTAAATTAATCATTCGAAAGATGGGGATGTTTTGCCAATCATGCAAACAATCTTTCGAGACTGAATTATCAGCAACCAGTCAGGCAGAAGCCATCACGAAAGCCAAAAAACTTTCAGGCGCTAACCTCGACACTCACAAAATAAACATTGAATTAATTAAGGAGATTTAACATGACAGTTTTTTTATTGATTATCGCTGGTGTCATTATTTTTGGTGCTGGTTTGTTTGCTGGATTCGCGCTTGTTGCGGCGGCAATTGCGATGGACGCGAAGGATAAAACGGGTGTATGGCTTACCTACTCACCAAAGAAGGACCAATGGGAAATGACTGGCGATCTTGCTCACTGCTACGCTAAAGCGCAGACTCACCCTAAAGGCATTAAACGACGATTATCGTGATAAACACTAACCCGCTTCGGCGGGTTTTTTTATGCCTGCAATATGGTAAAATAGCACTAAATGTTAAACAAAGAGGATGGATTTATGACTGAACCTAAGAACGCCCCCGTTGTCCAGGGAGGTAATTTCAAAGAGCTATACAAGAAAAAGTTCGGCACTGTTCTTGCGAAGAATCGGGCAATGACTCCTGAGCAATTATTCGATCTGTCAGTGAAGTATTTTGAGTGGGCCGAAGATAATGCGATCAAGCGTCAGAATCAGCCAGCTTCCAGGGTGGCGTTTACGAGTCACTTGTTCATAAGCCGCGCGTCTTCACTTGGACCGGATACCGACTATTCATAGGAGCAAGCGAGGCCGCAATCATTAAATGGAAACGAGAGGAAGAATACAGTGAGGTTATGGAGTTCGTGGAATCTGTAATCAACGAGCAAAAATTCCAGCTTGCTGCCAACGGTGTGATTAACGCTTCCTTTATCGGTAAGGATTTGGGAATCGATAAGCCAGCCTCAATCAATATCGAAAACTCGTCAGCTTCCGCATCGACAGTAGTCGCCACTACTGAGGATGCAATGAAAGAGGCAGTAAACAGCATTCTTGATATGCTTTAACGTTAGGGGCGCGCAAGCGCCCATACAGGAGAATTGATATGATTCAATGGGAAGAACTCGACGCAACTCAGAAGTTAGCGATCAAGAAAATGAGCGAGGCCAATTTCGAAAAAATGATTCGGATCTGGTTCCAGCTTATGCAGGCGCAGCAGTTCCAGCCTAACTGGCATCACCTTTACCTATGCCACGAAGTGGAGGAAATCATTGCAGGCCGACGCGGGAATACTATCTTTAACGTCACGCCCGGTTCCGGTAAGACTGAGGTGTTCTCAATCCACCTTCCGGTTTACGCGATGCTCAAGTGTAAGAAGGTGCGAAACCTTAACGTGTCGTTTGCCGATAGTCTGGTTAAGCGTAACAGTAAGCGAGTGCGTGAGATTATCAGTAGCAACGAGTTCCAGGAGCTATGGCCCTGTAAGTTCGGCACATCAAAAGACGAAGAGATGCAAGTCCTTAACAGCGACGGTAAGGTCTGGTTCGAACTAATCTCCGCAGCGGCTGGCGGTCGAATTACAGGTTCGCGTGGCGGCTACATGACGCCAGGATTCTCCGGGATGGTAATGCTCGACGATATAGACAAGCCTGACGATATGTTCTCAAAGGTTAAGCGTGAGCGTACTCACATGCTATTGAAGAACACCATACGATCCCGTCGTATGCACAACGAGACGCCAATTATTGCAATCCAGCAGCGACTGCACGCGCAGGATTCAACTTGGTTTATGATGAATGGAGGTATGGGTATTGAGTTTGACCAGATCTCGATCCCGGCGCTGGTGACTGAAGAATACGGAAAGACACTTCCTGATTGGTTGCAGCCTTACTTTGAGCGTGATGTTTTAGCGTCTGAGTATGTAGAATTGGATGGTGTTAAGCATTACTCTTTTTGGCCCAGCAAGGAAAGCGTTCACGACCTGTTAGCGTTACGAGAAGCAGATCAGTATACCTTTGATTCTCAGTATCAGCAGAAACCGATCGCGCTGGGTGGCTCCGTGTTTAACTCGGAGTGGTGGACTTATTACGGAAGCAGCCTTGACGCTGACGAGCCAGATCCTGGTAAATATGATTACCGTTTTATCACCGCTGATACCGCTCAGAAGACAGGTGAGCTAAACGACTACACAGTCTTTTGTTTGTGGGGTAAGAAAAACGATAAGGTTTACTTTATCGACGGCATTCGCGGTAAGTGGGAAGCGCCGGATATGGAGAAACAATTTACCGCCTTTGTGAATCAGGCATGGAGGCACAATAAATCAATGGGCGTGCTTCGCAAAATCTACGTGGAAGATAAAGCGAGCGGAACGGGCTTGATTCAGAACTTAAGGAAAAAGACTCCGATCTCTATCACTCCGTTGCAGCGTAACAAAGACAAAGTTACCCGCGCGATGGATGCTCAGCCAGTAATCAAGGCTGGGCGCGTAGTTCTTCCAGAAGAGCACCCTATGCTCGCGGAAATCATCGCAGAACATAGCGCGTTCACTTACGATGACACGCATCCGCACGACGATATTGTCGATAACTTCATGGACGCTGCAAACATTGAACTACTGACAATTGACGATCCTATCGAGAGAATGAAGCGACTCGCGGGATGGTTAAGCGGTAATAAATGAGATATAATCAGGGCTGTCAATTGACGGCCCTTTTTATTGGAGGAAACATGAAAATTGTTAAGCATGATGGATATAACGATATCTTTAACGGCGGCGCGGACGGATCGCCTAAGCCATTCTTTATGTCTGATGCATCATATCACGTCGGTTCTTTCTACAACGACAACGCAACCGCGAAGCGAATTGTGGATGTTATCCCGGAAGAGATGGTGACGGCTGGATTTAAAATGTCAGGTGTTAAGGATGAAAAAGAGTTCAAATCTTTATGGGATAGCTACAAACTTGATTCAAGTCTGGTGGATCTTCTTTGTTGGGCGCGACTTTACGGTGGCGCGGCGATGGTGGCAATCATCAACGACAACCGGATGTTAACCAGTCAGGCAAAGCCTGGAGCTAAACTTGAAGGCGTCCGAGTTTACGATCGATTTGCTATCACTGTTGAAAAGCGAGTCACCAATGCAAGATCCCCTCGCTATGGTGAGCCTGAAATTTACAAGGTATCCCCTGGCGACAATATGCAGCCGTATCTGATTCATCACTCAAGAGTCTTTATTGCTGATGGTGAACGAGTAACGCAACAGGCAAGAAAGCAGAATCAAGGATGGGGGCGTCGGTATTGAACAAGTCACTGATTGATGCAATCTGTGACTATGATTACTGTGAATCTCTGGCCACTCAGATCTTGCGACGTAAGCAACAGGCTGTATGGAAGGTCAAAGGTCTTGCCGAAATGTGTGATGATGATGATGCTCAGTATGCCGCTCGACTGCGACTTGCTCAGGTTGATGATAACTCCGGCGTAGGTCGTGCGATCGGTATCGATGCTGAGACTGAGGAATATGACGTTCTCAACTCTGATATCAGCGGAGTTCCTGAGTTCTTATCAAGCAAGATGGACCGCATCGTCTCCCTGTCAGGGATTCATGAGATTATCATCAAGAATAAGAACGTAGGTGGCGTATCAGCGAGCCAAAACACAGCGCTTGAGACTTTCTATAAGCTAGTCGACCGCAAGCGTGAGGAAGACTACAGGCCGCTTCTTGAGTTCTTGTTACCGTTCATTGTTGAAGAGGAAGAGTGGTCTATCGAGTTTGAGCCTTTGTCTGTTCCTAGCAAGAAAGAGGAATCAGAGATCACGAAGAATAACGTTGAGTCAGTCACAAAGGCTATCACTGAGCAAATCATCGATCTGGAAGAAGCTCGCGACACGTTGCGATCTATTGCCCCTGAGTTCAAACTCAAGGATGGAAATAACATCAACATTCGCGAACCTGAAGAAACAACCGAGCCGGAGCCTGGATTAGGGGAGAAGTTAGAAGATGAAAATTAATGGCGTTGCAACACAGTGGCGCTATCCTGAAATGAGCGAGCGCGCAATGTCGCGCTCCCTACAGGATGTTGCAGCCAAACTAACTGAGAAAATGCGTGACGAATTAAAGCCGATGAAATTTGACGCTACTGACGAAGAGATAGATCAGACAGAAAGGTCATTGCTTGATTACGTCGAATCACTCATCGCGCCGATTATCGGTTCTCTATCATCCGTTGCGCTAACGATCTATAAATTCAACTCTAAGCAGTGGCTGCGTATCGCTCGCAATGCTGGAGGCAAGAAGAATCAAGCCGTAATGCTACTTGCCCTGATTGGTCCTACCGCTGCCGAAAGCTGGTACTCAGTACAATATAATCTGTGGCGATCGCAGGTGACTACTTCTATCAGGAAATTTGCTGCCAACATGGTTACTGATTTCACTGATAAACTTCGTGCTGCATCCGGTCAGGGTAAAAGCAAGGATTTTGTTGTTGAAATTGCTAAGGAGCGATTTGGTATTTACCGTAGCTGGGCCAAAAATAGAGCTTCGGGAATTGTCGGAACCTGGAACAGCAGACTGATGCGGCAGCGCATAAAAGACGCTGGTGTATCTTACTATTTCTGGCGCGGGGTGATGGATTTACGCGAACGTGAAAAACATGTAAGATGGGAAGGTAAGCGCATAGCGGTAGATTCAGATCACGTATTCCCGGGTGAAGAATACAACTGCCGCTGTTGGGCTGTTCCAGACTTTTCTACAGGAGATTAAAAATGAAGGCAAAGCAAAGATTCGATTCAGTAAAAATCAAGGCTCACTTTGATGATAACGGTTTTTTAGTTGACCGCCCAATCGTGGCGCGAATCGGCGCTCAGGTTTACAAAACGCCGCACGGCGATCGAGTTGAGTTCCGTCCGGCGTCCGAAGTTTTCAAGCAAGATTCCTTGCAAAGTTTTGCAGGCAAGCCGATCACAGTCGGTCACGTAACGGTGACACCCCAAAATGCTAAGGACGTTGTTGTTGGATCGTGTGCTGGCGCTGGTATTGCTTCAGGGGTTGGCGTTGAAGTTCCTTTGAGTATTTACAGCGACTACGCGATCAGCAAAGCTAAAGCGAAGGAGGCCGGGGAATTATCTGTAGGGTATACGTCGGTAGATATTGATAAGCCCGGCTGGGGTTCAAATGAGACTGGAGAATATATCTTCGAAGAGGATATGAAACAGGACGAAGCGCCGCCTGAAGGTTGGGTGAAATTCGACGCGGTACAAACTAATATCAAGGTCAACCATATTGCCCTAGTTTTTAAAGGTCGTGCGGGAATTGCTAAATTAAATCTTGATGCCGAGCAGGAGTTCCCGTATGATAATAACGTTCAATTAACTAACGAGGACAAGCAAATGAAAAAAATTAAGATCGACTCAGTTGATGTGGAAGTAACCGAAGACGTTGCGAACCATATAGAAAAATTAACCGCGCAGATTGCCACCATTCAGGGGAAGGCTGATGGCTTCGAAGCTGAGCGAGATGCGCTGAAGGTTAAGGTTGACTCTCTGCCGGAACTTGTGAAGGCCGAGGTAGAGAAGCAAAAAGCCGATGCCGCCGCACGCGCAGAAGTTACCGCAGTAGCAGAAACCGCAGGCGTCAAACATGATGGTCTTGATATCAAAGACGTCAAGATTGCCGTAGTTAAAGCCATGCTTGATAAAGATGTTAGTGAAAAATCAGACGCATATATCGACGCTATGTTTGATGTTGCTAAAGATTCTGATATCATGGCTATTCAGCGTAAAGCAGTAAAAGGCGACTCTATCGAAGGCGGTAAGCCGGAAGAGAAAAACGACGCCGCGCCTGTTACGCCAAATTCACGTTTAAGCAAAGTAATGTAAGGGGGAATATCATGGCACAAATTAATGCATCTTATCAGCGAGATATGGCGATTGCGCTTCCGGGTATGGTTGCGGATACTTCAAAGTACAATATTGACGGCGCTTGTGTCGTTAATGAAGGTGATGTTCTTGTTGGCGCTGCCGTACAGGTCGTTCAAGCTCAGGCGGTTGATGGTCATAAGTTGGTTAAGGCTCTTACTACCGGAACCACTCCTTACGGCGTGGCAATCCGATCTCACTGGCAGACTGTTAACGCTCAAAATCAGATGATTTACGAAGATGGCGGCGCTATCAACGTGATGACTTCAGGCCGAGTATGGATGCTTTCCAAATCCACCGAAGCACCAACTTTCGGCTCTGCCGTTAAACTTGATGTTGATGGTCAGGAAAAATCTGATGGCACGATTGAAACAACCTGGACCTACGCTGGCGGTTGGACTAAATACAAAGATATTCAGCTTGTTGAGGTTCAGTTGCATCAACTGTAATTAGCGTTTAATATGGGGACTATCCTTTTTTGGATAGTCCTTTTTTTATGGAGAAATCATTATGGCTTACGAAAATTTAATGTTGCGCCCGGCGTGTCCGGGAAATCTTTCTGATACTTCAACCTACAATATTGATGGCGCTTGCGTGGCTCAAGGTGACATTGAGTTCGGCGCGGCGGTTCAGGTTGTCGGCATCGTTGATGGTGTAAAAGTCGTCAAAGTACTTTCTGATGGCGGGACTCCTTACGGTATCGCTTTCCGTTCTCAATATGAACACCTGAGCGGTAAAATTCTCGACGGCGAAGTTTGCAACGTCGTTTCTCACGGTCGCATGTGGGCGCTTACTTCTCTTGATGAGGCTCCCGGCTTGTTCTCAAAGTTGCAGTTTGGATCTGGTGGAGTTGTTACTGGTGGGTCTGGTTCCGCAGGATGGACCTTTGCTGGCGGCTTTGTTAAGCATGAAGATGGCTACATTATTGAGGTTCAGGTGAAACAAAATGCTTTCATTGTTCCACCGCCGCCGCCCCCTGTCGTTCTTGTTGAATCCGCTACAATCACCACTGACAAGGAAAGCCCTCAGCCAAACAACGTTACGATCCAGTGTGTAGCTAATGTTATTCCAGCTAATGCAACTGATAAGACTGGCAAGTGGTCAATAGACGCTACCAATATCGCTACTATCGATCCTGACTCAGGTCTTGTAACTCCTGCTGGTGGAGAATCGGTCGGTGATTTCAATATCACATGGACGGCTAACGATGCCAGCAAGACGACGGCAACCATTGCTTATCGCGTAGAAGCAGTGCCAGAGCCAGAGGTTGATGCATAACATAAAAACACTTTGACGCTTTAACAAAAAGTGCTATTATTGAAGCCGTGAACATAATCACGGCTTTTTTATTAACTACGGAGAAGTAATCATGACTACTAAAAAATTTGATGAAGCAGATAAAAGCAATGTTGAAATGTATCTGATCCAGGCTGGCGTAAAACAGGATGCAGCCGCAACGATGGGTATCTGGACCGCTCAGGAACTACACCGCATTAAAAGCCAGTCCTATGAAGAAGACTACCCGGTCGGCTCCGCTCTACGCGTATTCCCGGTTACAACCGATCTTTCTCCGACTGATAAGACGTTTGAATACATGACCTTTGACAAGGTTGGTACGGCTCAGATTATCGCAGACTACACCGACGATCTTCCGCTGGTTGACGCCCTGGGTACTTCTGAGTTTGGCAAGGTGTTCCGTCTGGGTAACGCGTATCTGATCTCAATTGACGAAATCAAAGCAGGTCAGGCAACTGGTCGCCCACTATCAACCCGTAAGGCAAGTGCGTGCCAGTTGGCTCATGATCAGCTTGTTAACCGCCTGGTGTTCAAAGGTTCCGCGCCGCACAAGATTGTGTCCGTGTTCAATCATCCGAACATCACCAAAATTACCTCCGGTAAGTGGATGGATGGCGCAACTCAGAAACCGGAAACGGCTGAAGCGGAATTGACTCAGGCGATCGAAACCATTGAGACGATTACTCGAGGCCAGCACCGAGCTACCAACATTCTGATCCCGCCGTCCATGCGTAAGGTGCTGGCGATTCGTATGCCTGAGACTACCATGTCTTATCTGGACTATTTCAAGTCTCAGAACTCAGGTATCGAAATCGACTCTATCGCAGAGCTTGAGGATATTGACGGCGCAGGCACCAAAGGCGTACTGGTGTACGAAAAGAATCCGATGAACATGTCCATCGAGATCCCTGAAGCATTTAACATGCTGCCAGCACAGCCGAAAGACTTGCACTTCAAAGTGCCTTGCACCTCTAAGTGTACTGGTCTTACAATTTATCGCCCGATGACTATTGTCTTAATTACTGGCGTGTAATATTATAGGGGCTAACTTAGTTAGTCCCTTTTTTATTGGAGAAATCAAAATGGCTAAAGAAAAAACTGTTGTTATCGTAAACGTTGGTGTAGCTCTTCAGATGTTCCGTCTTGAAGATGGCTCCTTTGCTAAAGTTCTTCCAGATGAAGAGGTCACGCTTCCGGCGTCCGTTCTTGATTTGCCTGGCCTGCGTTGCTTAATTGCTCGCGAAGAAATCGAAGTTAAAGACGACAGTGCAACCAACCGCAAAATCCGTGCTGAAATGGCAAAGATCACGAAGCCAGATCCGTGGGATAGCAAAAGCGTTAAAGAGCTTGAGGACGGCGGCGAATATTAATCATCAAGGCGCTCATGTAGCGCCTTTTTTATGGGGGTAATTTATGAATCAAGAAACTTTAATTGCAGTTGTTGAGCAAATGCGAAAGCTGGTTCCGGCACTTCGTAAGGTTCCAGATGAAACGCTTTATGCGTGGGTAGAAATGGCTGAGCTTTTTGTATGCCAGAAGACCTTTAAAGACGCATACGTCAAAGCGCTCGCTCTTTATGCATTGCACCTTGCTTTCCTTGACGGGGCGCTAAAAGGTGAAGATGAGGATCTGGAATCGTACTCACGACGAGTTACGTCATTCTCCCTGAGCGGTGAATTTAGCCAGACTTTCGGAGAGGTTACAAAGAACCAGTCAGGGAACATGATGCTTTCGACGCCGTGGGGTAAGATGTTCGAACAGCTTAAAGCGCGACGCCGTGGTCGATTCGCATTAATGACAGGACTCCGTGGAGGATGCCACTAATGAACTACTCACAGATTGAAAGTATGGCTCGTAAAGGTGTGGCTTTCTTCACCGATCCGTCAAGACCTATGAACCTGATAAAGCAAGGTGAATACGGATATGATGAAAACGGATTCGAGATCCCACCGATGGAACAGGTTATTCCAATATCCGGCGCGACGCGAAGACCGAACGCGCGTGAGATTGACGGGGAAACCATACGCGCCTCAGATATTTTGGGGATCTTCAATAATGATCATGAAATAAACGAAGGTGACTATATAGAGATTGATGGCATTCGTCATGTTGTCGTTGATGCTCGCCCGGTTCAGGCGTCACTGGAACCAGTTGCTATCGTCCAGTATTGCGGAGGGTATCAGTCGGTGGCTAATTATCAGATTCGTAGATTTCAAGGCGAGATTGATGCGTGGATTAAGGCCGCTGAAAGCACGTTAGAACATGCCATTGAAATATTCGTAAGGGATGTTCACGACGCTCTTGTTAGCCGCTCCCCTGTTGATACAGGTCGATTCAAGGGTAACTGGCAGATAACTTTTAACGAAATCCCTAACCACGCATTAAACCGATACGATAAAACTGGCGGTGTCGTCAGAGGTGAGGAGCAGGCCAAAACTTATGGCATGTTCAGCCGTGGAGGTGCGATAACATCAGTTCACTTTTCAAACATGTTGATTTATGCAAACGCTCTTGAGTACGGTCATTCACAGCAAGCGCCGAGCGGCGTTGTCGGTCTTGTGGCGTTAAGGCTGAGATCATATATGGCTGACGCAATCAAGCAGGCAAGGAGACAGCAAAATGCACTATGAGTTATCAGCGGCGGCGCGAGCCGCTTTTCTATCAAAGTACAGAGACTTTCCTCACTACATGGAAAACAGAAATTTCACACCGCCGAAGGATGGCGGGATGTGGCTGAGGTTCAACTACATTGAAGGGGATACGCTTTATCTATCCATTGACAGAAAGTGTAAATCTTACATCGCAATCGTTCAGATCGGCGTAGTGTTCCCTCCAGGCTCCGGCGTTGACGAAGCAAGATTGAAAGCAAAAGAGATTGCTGATTTTTTCAAAGATGGTAAAATGCTTAACGTTGGTTATATTTTCGAGGGTGCAATCGTGCATCAAATTGTTAAACATGAAAGCGGGTGGATGATTCCGGTTCGCTTTACAGTACGAGTAGACACAAAGGAGACTTAATTATGCACTTACCAAATGGCGCACAAATTTTCGTGGAAACCTCTCGAGGGGTAGAGGTTGAGGCAACCGCTGTCACTAACGCAGAAAATCCTGTTGCTACAGTTGCATCTAAGGGTGACTTGGCAAAAGGTGATTACGTTATTGTAACTCAGTCAACTTGGGCAAAGATGGTTAGTCGAGTGCTAATTGTTACTGACGCTCAGGAAACAAGTATCACTCTTGCTGGAATTGACACCTCTGATACTCTTGTTTTCCCGACTGGCGGCACAATGAGCTTCGCAAAAATTACTGGATGGACTGAGATCCCTTGCGTACAGGAGATTGGTCAGGACGGCGGTGAGCAGCAGTATTACACTTATCAGTGTTTGTCCGACGATAAAGAGCAGCAGATCCCAACGTTTAAATCTGCGATCTCGCTAACGTACACTTTCGCGCACGAATTTGATAACCCGATCTACCCTATTCTGCGTAAGCTGGATTCTTCTGGTCAGGTAACTGCGGTTCGGATGTATGTTCCAAAAGCGAACGAGATGCGCATGTGGCTGGTATCTTGTCTTTTAACGACATTCCATCTACGCAAGTAAACGAAATGGAAACGGTACAACTCGCCGTATCCCTGAAGGGTGATTTCACTTTCGTTTCATCCGCTCTGGCATCACCTGGTGCCTAAATCATATCCACAGGGGGCTTGCGCCCCCTTATTCATTTCTGTAAAATCATCGTATCAACTTTATTCGATTAACTTTTAACAAAAAATGCTATCAACCAATCAGGAGAAACATCATGGCTAAATTCAATTTCGTGTTGGGCCAGCTTCCAGACTTCAAACTTCCGGTGACGTTCACCATGCCAAACGGCGAGGATGCAACTATTATTTTTACAGTGCGCCACCTTTCCAGTAAAGAAGTGCAAGATATGTATGCGAAGCAGGGCGAAATGAATGATAGCGATTTCATCACTAAGATCGCGTCAGGCTGGAATCTGGAAGAAGAATTTAACGAAGAGAATACGCGTAAACTGGTACAGTATTATCCTTCCGCAGCGTACAACCTGACGGCAACTTACATCAAGGCGCTTGCCGGACACCGCGCAAAAAACTAAAAAGGGCGGTTTATCTGTTATATCAGAAACCGCCGACAGAAGAGCAATTACGATCGGTTGGCCTCAGTCTTTCTGACTATGAAGACGAGGAGCCGGAAACGATAATCGGCGATACTGAAATGGTGAAGGCGTGGAATGTTTTTACGTCAATGCTCACTCAGTGGAGAAGTTCAGGCGCTGGAGCTTATGGTCTTGACTATAATGTTTTGCCTATGTTGTTCAAAATCTATAAAATAGAAGATGAAGAACTGGCATTGCAGGACGTTAGAATCATGGAAGCGAAAGCGCTTGAAATGATTGCTAAGCAAAACAACTAAGCCGCCGTTTGGCGGTTTTTTCGTATATAGGGGGTTATATGGTTGATAAGGTAGCAGGTCTGTCGCTTGACGTTGATGTGTCAACAGTGCAGCGCGCCGTCAAGTCACTGAAAGAGTTTTCAAAGGCCAACGACCAGGCTGCTGATTCTATGGGTTCTTTAATCAATGAGTCAGAGGTTGCAAAACAGAAGGCCAAAGAACACGCTGAACAACTCAAGCGCCAGAGAAAAGAGTATGAGGCCGTGGAGAAGGCAATCGATCCTACAGTATCAAAAATGGAAAGGTTGAAGATTGCGTCTCAGCAGCTTGATAAACTCTGGCAGCAGGGAGTCGTTCCAGATGAGACATTTTTCCGTTTGGGTGAAATGCTGGATCTGCAAAACGCAAAACTTGCTCGTAGCCGGGCTATGCTTACGGAAGAAGGTCAGGCGGCATTGCAGGAAGCGAAAGCAAAAGAGCAGGCGGCAGCACGAAGCAAGGCGTTCATGGATGCCCTGAATGGTCAAGTTAACGCGATCGGCAAGACTCATGCTGAATTGATGGAACTGAAAGCGGCTGAGCTTGGTTTATCGAAAGAAGCAGCACCACTAATCGCAAAACTTAAAGATCAAGGCCGGGCTATGAATGCAGCAGGTATTAGCGCCGGGGAATACAGGCAAGCAATGCGAATGCTTCCTGCACAGATTACCGACGTCGTTACATCTCTTGCGTCCGGCATGCCAGTTTGGATGGTTGCCATCCAGCAAGGCGGTCAAATCAAGGACTCGTTCGGCGGGATTGGTAATACGTTTAAAGTGTTGCTGAGTTATATTAATCCAGTCACAGCAGGTATTGGCGTTCTTGTTGGTTCTTTAGGTCTTCTGGCGAAAGCTGGTTATGACTCTTACAAGTCAATAACTGATATTCAGAATGCGCTTATTGAGACTGGCGGTTATGCGGGTGTTACGGCTGAAGAGCTTGATTCAGTGTCTAAAAAGATCGCGCAGACAAGCAACTCAACCATTGGGAGTATTCGCGAGATTGTAACGGAGTTGGCAAGTTCTGGTAAGTACACCCGAGAGCAGATCCAGAACATCACTAAGGCTACCGCAGAGTGGTCAGCGTCAACAGGAAAATCAGCAAGTCAAATTATTGCTGAGTTCGACAAAATCGCAAGTGATCCGGTAAAAGGTCTGAAGAAGTTAAACGAGCAATATAATTTCCTTGAAAAAGGGCAGCTTACCTATATCGATACATTAAGCCGGACGAAAGGAGAAACTGAGGCTGTATCAGAGGCTACCAAACTATTCGCAGACGTAATGGAAAAGCGAATGAAGTCGATCGCGGATAACGCTACTCCTCTGGAAAAGATGTGGAGCGATATTAAACAATGGGCTTCGGACGCGTGGGGATGGGTTGGTGATCATACGCTTGGTGCGCTAAACCTGATTATCGACGTTGTTCAGGGTACAGTGATTCAGGTTAAAATGATTCTTGCGAAGGGTGATGAGTACATCTCAAATTTTATCGCCTCAGCCATAAAGGCAACTCAGTCACTGCCTGGAATGAGTGATTTCGGCGCTGATGTGCTGAAGGAGCAGGAGAACATTGTAAAAAGTTCTCGCGACAACTACGATCAGTTAGCTTCAGAGCTTGACGCTATTAACGCTCGCGTAGAAAAAGGCGAGATGGGATACGTTGAAGCGATGAAGCAGCGTCGCACTCTTGAAAAGCAGTACAGCGAGGAAACTAAGGAAGCAATAAGGAAAGAAGCAGAAGAGATCGAGAAGCGAAACCGAGAACGAAATAAGCAGTCGAAAATTGTGCGCTCACCGACAGAGCAATTCGACAAGGAGTTAATTTCACTCAAGGCTCAACTTAAGGTATTGCAGGAGCACAAGGAGATCGGTCAAAAACTTTCCGCGCAGAGAAAAGCGCTGTTTACGACCGAGGCGACGATTGCTGTTCTTCGTGAAGCCAGTTCCAAGCGTCAGTTGTCTGCGGAAGAAAAAGCATTGTTGGCAAGTCAGGAGAAGGTTGTAGAACTTGCTAAACAGAAGGCTGAGATTGGCGATCAGATTGTCAAGCAACAGCAGTTGAACGCACTTACCGACAAATCACTGAAGTTTGTCAATGAGATGACGGCGGCGACGGAACAGCTTAACGCTTCACGAGGTCTTAGTACTCGCGACATGGAACGACAAGCTGAACTAGCTAAAATCACCACTGATTACATCAACTCCGGCGGCGGTGAAGGAGACGAAAAACTCCAGAACATGATTAAGGCGCAAAATGATTACTACGCTGCGGAAGATGCCAAGCGAGCTGACTGGTTGGCAGGTGCTGAAAGTGCTTTTGCTGATTACGGTGATGCAGCAATGGATATGTACGGCAATGTTAACGAGATCGCGTCAAGTGCCCTTAACGGAATGTCAGATATGATGGTTCAATTTCTGACCACAGGAAAAGCGAACTTTGAGGACTTTGCGAAAAATATAATCGGCATGATTATAAAGATGATTGCTCAGATGGTAATCTTCAATACGATCTCAGGCATGATGGGCGGTAAGACGTGGAGCTTTGCTGGAGGGGCGTCGTCTGGTGCTTCTGCGGCATCACAGGCAACCCCTACGCCTGCCGTCTCTGGTTTTAGGTCTTTATCTTCAGGCGTCGCTGTTACCTCGCTTGCTGCCGCTGCGGGTAGTGTTGCAACATCTGGATTTAACGCATCTAAATCAGCACCGAAGGCAGTAAACCAATCAGCAGGCGGGACGGTCGTTGATGTTAGGGGTATGGAGGTTAAGGTTGATAACGGTTCAGATCCGAGAGGAATTTCTCAGGGCGTAGAAATTATGTTCAAAAAAATGATTCGCGAGTCTTGTTCGCAGGGCGGTGAGGTTTATAATTACATTCAGGAAAAAACAGGAGGCTAATAATGGCGACACTTGACACTTTCGGTTGGTGTACGCAGGTTCAAGGGGGCGGTGGCTCCCTTACCACTACCAATAATGACCGCTCCATCCAGTTTGGTAACGGCTACATGCAGCTTGCATCATCTGGATTTAACACCACTCGACGCGAGTATTCAGTTGTCTATGCTGGGGAAGATTTCATGGCTGTTTACGACTTCTGCAACTCTCACCGCATTAAACCGTTCGCATGGACGCCGCCGGACGGGAAGATCGGAATATGGGTTGTCAAGCCCAACAGTTTGGGAGCGAAGCCAGTATCACGCGACGTGATGGAGATTAACGTTACGTTTATGGAGCAGTTTACATCTATGGAGTAACGACATATAACAAAAGCCCGCCTTGCGCGGGTTTTTTTGTAGCTGTAGAATGGTTGCAGGTAAACAAGAGGAAAAATCAATGAGCGAAAACAAAAAACTTTATGATGAAGAAAGTGGAAGAAGCCTGTTTCACAACTGCCTACAATCACTGTATCCTGGTGAGATAATCACCCTTATTGAGGTTGATGGTAGTAAGTTCGGCGCCAGGTGTACCGATTCCACGGTGAGAATATCCAGTACACTCCAGAAGAAATCATGCAGGCCCAGCAAACTGGAACGCTACCGCCGAAAGAAATTACATTCCGCGGCGAGAAATACGGGGCGCGACCTTTCGGTATATCCGGGATCTCATTTGACAGTTCAGGCAAGGCAACAAAACCACAATTAACGGTGGCAAACATTGATAGTCGCGTATCTGCGATGATTCGTGCATATAACGGACTAATGCAAGCTAAGGTGACTATCTGGATAACTCAGCGTGATCTTATTAGCTCCGATGGCTCAATCGCTGATGGAGCTTACCGCAAACTGGTATACTATATCGAGCGTCCGAACTATGTTGATAAAAGCGTTGCGCGGTTCGATCTCACATCACCTTACGATATGGACGGCATCATGATTCCGTCTCGACTCACGCAAAGCGTATGCTATTGGGCGCAGCGTGGATGGTATAAGACCGGGAAGGGCTGCGGATATAACGGGCAAAACGGTTACTTTGATAAAGACAATAATCCGGTAGATGATCCTTCACTGGACTTTTGCCCGGGTACGGTAACGTCCTGCCGCCTGAGATTCGGCGCAAACAATGAATTGGATTTTGGCGGTTGCGCTGTCGCTTCACTACAGAGGAAAAATCAATGATTAGTGCAAAAATTAAACTTGAAATTATGACTCACGCTCAGGAAGAATACCCCCGCGAATGCTGCGGGGTAGTCACCCAAAAGGGCCGCGTGCAAAAATACCATCGCGTTGATAATGTACATCGCGATCCTGAGAATCACTTCATGATGGACGCAGTGCAATACGCATGTATTGAGGACGATGCGGAATCAACTACGATCGCAATTGTTCATAGTCATACAGGAGACGGGGCTACAACTCTACCAAGCGCTCACGATACGTGCATGTGCAACGAGATGGAAGTTACCTGGATCATTGTTAGCGTGCCTGAAGGAGATATGCGATTTGTGAAGCCAGAGAAATTACCTCTGATTGGTCGTCCGTGGTCATTAGGATCATTCGACTGTTACGGTCTTGTTATGGCGTGGCACAAAGAGCACGGCGTAGAGTTACGCGATCGCCGATTGAATTTTGAATGGTGGAAACCGGAGTACGGAATTAATCTCTATCAGGATTATTACAAGCAAGATGGATTCGTTGAGATTCCAGATCAGAATAACCCATCATTCGGGGATATGGTAATCATGCAGATAGGGCAAAATGTTCCGGTATGGAACCACGCAGGCATTTACCTGGGTGATAATCAGATCTTGCATCACGCCTTTGGCAAACTTTCGCGACGCGATATCTATTCCGGCTGGTATCAGGATCATACTGTTTTAATTGTTCGCCATAAGGATCTTAAATTATGAATGATGTAAAAGTAATCAAATTATCAGGTTCACTTGGAAGGCGCTTCGGCGTCTTTCACAGATTCGCCGTTGACTCTTACCCGGAAGCTATCCGGGCGCTATCCAGTCAGGTGGATGGATTCAAAGAATACATGCAAAGCGAGATAGGATCTCGTAGCAAGTTTGCAATATTTGTGGATGGCGTTAACGTTGGACACCATGAAGAGGAAAAATTCAAGTGCGCGAAAGAGATAAGAATCGTACCGATCCCTACTGGCTCTAAGACAGGAGGTCTATTCCAGGTTGTATTGGGCGCGGCAATAATGGTTGCAGCATTCTATACTGGCGGCGCGTCTCTGGCTTTAATGGGCACAATGTCCTCGTCTCTGTTTATGATGGGCGGCGCTATGGTGCTGGGCGGCGTGATGCAGATGATTTCACCGCAGCCGGGTGGCGCAAACTTTGAAGTTCAATCAAGCAAGAATAAACCTTCGTACGCGTTCGGCGGTGCTGTCAATACGACGGCAGCGGGATACCCTCTCCCGGTCCCGTATGGATATCGCGCCGGAGGTGGCGCAACTTTCTCAGCAGGTTCTTATGCCGAGGATATGAGTTAAAATTAACCCGCCTTGCGCGGGTTTTTTTTCGCCTGTATAATGAGTCCACCGATAAATAGCACAAAAAGGTAAACATCATGATTCAAAAAGTGATAAGCGGATCTAAAGGCGGGTCACAGAAGCCTCATAACCCAGTTGAGATGGAGGACAATCTAATCTCAATCAACAAAATCAAGATCCTGTTAGCTGTATCTGATGGTGAAATTGACGAAACATTCAGCCTGAAGCAGTTGATGTTTAACTCAGTTCCGGTGCAAAACGAGGATGGATCGTTCAACTTTGAAGGGGTAAAGGCTGAGTTCAGCCGGGTACGCAGACTCAGGAATATATCAAGGGAATGGAAGATAGCTCTAGTGAGGTAACTGTAAATCGTGAGGTTACTACCGATAACCCATACACGATCTCAGTAACCAACAAAACGCTGTCGGCAATCCGTATAAAAATGTTCATGCCTCGCGGCGTACGAATTGAAAGTAACGGCGATAAAAACGGCGTTCGCGTTGAGTACGAGGTGCAACAAGCTGTTGATGGTGGCTCGTTTGAGACGGTGCTCACCGATGTAATCGAAGGCAAAACAATGTCAGGTTACGATAGAAGCCGTCGCGTAAACCTTCCGAACTTCAACAATCAGGTAATATTCAGAGTTGTTCGAAAGACTCCTGACTCCAGTGACTCGAATGTCGTTGATGCAATTCAGGTGAAAAGCTATGCCGAGGTGATTGATGCCAAATTCCGTTATCCTCTGACTGGTCTTCTTTTTGTCGAGTTTGATTCGAAAATGTTCCCAAATCAGCTACCTACGATCTCAATTCGTAAGCGCTGGAAGATTGTAAACGTTCCATCAAACTACGATCCGGAATCGCGAACCTACAACGGCAATTGGATGGGACTTTCAAGAAGGCGTGGACTAACAACCCGGCATGGGTTCTATACGACCTGATGATTAATCAGCGATACGGGCTGGATCAGAAGGAGCTTGGAATCTCCGTCGATAAATGGGCGCTTTATGAGGCGGCGCAATATTGCGACCAGATGGTTCCCGACGGGAAAGGTGGTACGGAGCCTCGCTACCTTTGCGACGTGATAATTCAGTCACAGACTGATGCGTACAAGGTGATTCGAGATATTTGCTCAATCTTTCGAGGTATGAGCTTTTGGAATGGCGAAAGCATTTCGGTAATCATCGACAGGCCGCGTGAACCTGCGTACATCTTCACTAACGACAACGTTGTTAATGGTGACTTCTCATATACGTTCGCAAGCGAAAAGAGTATGTACACGACGTGTAACGTGATGTTTGATGATGAACAAAACATGTATCAGCAGGACGTTGAGCCAGTATTCGATCGTGAGGCTACTCTACGGTTTGGTAACAACGTAACGAGTATTACGGCGATCGGATGCACGCGTCGAAGCGAGGCTAACCGACGAGGACGATGGATTCTGAAAACCAACCTCCGCAGCACTACGGTAAACTTCGCGACCGGGCTTGAGGGCATGATCCCGACAATAGGTGATGTTGTGGCAATAGCCGACAACTTCTGGTCAAGCAACTTAACTATGAACCTATCAGGGCGCTTGCTTGAAGTGTCTGGAAGCCAGATTTTCTTGCCGTTCCGTGTGGATGCGCGCGCAGGTGACTTTATTATCGTAAATAAGCCCGACGGCAAGCCCGTGAAGCGCACAATCTCAAGTGTTAGTGCGGATGGTAAGACTATAGAGGTTAACATTGGCTTTGGCTTTCCTGTGAAGCCTAACACGGTATTCGCTATCGACCGCACCGACATTGCGCTACAACAGTACGTCGTGACAAAAATCGATAAGGGCGATGATGACGAGGAATTTACCTACAAAATCACGGCGGTGGAGTACGATCCTAACAAGTACGACGAGATTGATTACGGTGTGAACATCGACGACCGACCGACGAGTATCGTTGAACCAGACCAAATCCCTAGACCGGAAAACGTGCAAGTGTCATCTGAGTCACGAATCGTCCAGGGGATGAGCGTAGAGACGATGATTGTTAGCTGGGATAAAGTTCCGTACGCTGTTTTCTATGACGTGCAGTGGCGAAAAGATAACGGAAACTGGCAAAATGTACCTCAGACGGCAAACAAAGAGGTTTACGTTGAGGGTATTTACGCTGGCAACTATCAGGTTCGCGTGCGCTCCGTCGCTGGTTCGGGTACGACTTCGGGCTGGTCAAATATCGTCGCGGCAACGTTGACGGGTAAACAGGGTGAACCGGGACGACCGATTAACCTTACAGCTACGGATGATGTTGTTTTTGGTATCCGTACAAAATGGGGGTTCTCTGATGGTTCTGGAGATACGGCATATACAGAGTTGCAACAGTCACCAGATGGAACAGTGGATAACGCAAGTTTGCTTTCTTTGATTCCATACCCGCAGCATGAGTATTATCACTCACCGATGCCGGGAGGGAATATTGTGTGGTATCGGGTAAGGACGGTTGACAGGATCGGTAACGTGTCTCAGTGGACTGATTTTGTCAGAGGCATGGCATCAACAAACGTTGACGATATCATTGGGGAGATTTCTGTCGATATCGAAAACTCGCCGGGTTACGAGTGGCTTGTTGATAACGCAACCGACAACGCGGCGCAGAACGCAGCGAACGCAGAGGCAGCAATTGAGAACGCACTAGCTAATGACAAAGACGCGATCTACATGAAGAAGGAGAACGGAAAACGAAAAGCAGAGTACACCAAATCACTGCAACTAATTGCTGATGAGACTCAGGCGCGAGTAACAGCAGTCGAGCAATTGAAGGCAAGTTTTGGAGATCAGATTAGCGCAAGCAACAGCGAATTGCGTGAAGTTATCGCAACTGAAACTGAGGCTTTATCGAGTGAGATTGATCAGCTTAAGGCTCAGATTGGTGACGATATTCAGGCGAGTTTGACCGATATCCGCAAGGCTATCGCAAATGAAACTGAGGCGAGAACGCAAGCCGACTTGGCGTTAAGTGCGAGGCTTGGGGATAATGAGGCGGCGCTTGCTCAAAAATTAGACTCTTGGAGCAATGCCAGTTCTACCGGGGCAATGTACGGCGTCAAGCTGGGTCTGAAATACAACGGGCAGGAATATAGCGCAGGCATGGCTATGTCTCTGATTGGTTCCGGCGCAGCTGTTAAGGCGCAAATTCTATTCGAGGCGTCACGATTTGCAATCATGACAGGGATGAACGGTCAGACTCAGTATCCTTTCGTTGTTGAAGGTAATCAGGTGATTCTTAATAGCGCCATCATTAAGAACGGATTCATCACGAATGCGATGATTGGTAATGTTATTCAATCGAATAACTATGTCGTTAACAAGGCTGGCTGGAGACTTGACAAGGGTGGAACATTCGAAAACTACGGAAGTGACGGTGAGGGTGCAATGAAACAAACTAACACCACAATATCTGTTAGGGATGCGAATGGTCGCCTGAGGGTTCAGATTGGCAGGTTGACTGGCTCATGGTAATATCAAGGGCATCGAGAGATGCCTTTTTTTGGAGGATTTATTATGGCGTACGGTATATCAACTTGGGACGCAAATGGCGTTTATAATAACTATGGAATTAAGCCCGTTACGGTTGTTGGTTGGAACTTCTTGTCAGCAGGCCAGAATTCAGCATCGTTCAGCTATCAAGTGCCTCCTGGTATGCATGTGACTACGTTATAAGCCTTGACGATGGCGCCATTAGTGGGCCTGGCAGGAAAATTATTGCTAGCGGTAATACGATAACAGTAACGCCAACAAACTCACCTGGGCCAAACGTGTACCCATCATCAAACTGCTACTTAATAGCATATCTGGAGAATGATTAATGTCATACGGTGCTTTTATAGATGTAAACGGAAACCCATTCATAACCCCGTTATCCACGCCATTCGCCTTATATGCGAGAGGGGAAATTCAATCAGTAAATGTTAGTGGTTCACAGGTTGCGGAGAGATATGTTCGGATACCTACAGGTGTTCCGGTTATAGCTTTTTGCAAAACAACAAACACGCAGCAGGGGACCGCGCTTTCAGCCTTTACTTTCAGAAGCGGACCCAATGTTGGAACTGTTTATATAAGGGGGACAAATCCAGCAAACCAATCATACACGCTAACATATTACATATTTGCCATATTTGAGCAGTCACTACCGAGCTGGGGTATGGCAATATGGGATGCGTCAGGAAAGCTAGTGCTGACAAATGAGACAAAAGTCCTTAGTGATTTGGTTACAATCGGCACTCCTGGGTACGCTGGCGGTGGGCTAAACATAGACGCAACACTCAGCGGAAGCTACGCAGTTGTCCCAACTATACTTGGCAACTATCAAGTTGTTATCGGCAGATTGCCAACTGGGCAACCCATAATAGGAAACTCGACAGCAGGCAGTTCATGCAGATACAACGGGAGCACAACGAGAATAAATGCAGCAGCAACCACTGCGGCAGGTCAGATAATGAACACTACGAATAATGGAAATATTATAACAGCAATAAAAACGGCAGCATACGACTAAGCCCCTTTCGGGGCTTTTCTTTTACATCGAGCAATCGTGAGACTTGAAGTTATTCTCTGATACGTAATGGAATGAGAATGGATACCCAGCACGTAACAGCATCTCATCACCGCGCATCTTTGATCCAAAAACGGAAACCAAGTACTCTGCGTCACCTGATTCATAAATCGCAGTACAAGTGCGCTCAGGCATCGATGAGCAACCAGTCAGGATGAATGCCGCAGCAATAATGGTGATTAATTTTTTCATTTGCACGTCCTCGTCGTTAGTGTGATTGCATTGTATGTCGCATTTACTTTTATTGCAATAGCGCAATTACAATTTTTTCGTGTAACGGGTGTCTATTTTTGTAATCGGAGATGGTGTTACAAAATCCACCCCATCAGAACGCAGGTAGATATGATAAAAACTCTATATAATATATATAGATAGATAATATTTAATTTTAGCTTTATATATATAATTATTGTTGTGTAACAGTTGTCTATCATGTAACAGGTGATTTGATTGATTCGTCAAATTTCTATCATATATGTTCAAAATTTAATCAATCTTGATTCTATTCATGGATATCTGTGTATTTCTAAGAAAAAGCGGTTACAAGTATTACGAAATAGACACCACATAAAAACAGGATTAAGCCATTGATTCTGTTGATGCTGATTGTAACTTGAACGATATAGACACGCTATTACACACCAATTACATGTATCCGATTGACTAAACGCTGTTAATGGCTATAATGGATTCATCGTAAACGAAGGAGATAAGCGCAATGTTCCAGGTATTCACATCAAGTCAGCTTTCTAATGACGAGTATCATAGCAACGAAGGTTGGGCGGCAGAGTATGTAAGCGGATCGAGCCTTGCAGAAATTTATCAAACTTGCCCGGCTAACTGGCGATTCAAGAAGAACGAGACTACTAAAGCGCTGGAGTTCGGTACTCAGTCGCACACTAACTTTGAGAGTCGAGATCTGTTTACTGCAACGTATGCGCGTTGTCCTGCTCCGTCAGAGTTTAAAGATCTTATTACTTCGCAAACGGCACTGGCAGCAAAATTAAAATCTTTTGGCCTGAAAGGTACATCCGGTAAGCAGTACCCTGACCTCATCAAAATGATGGTTGATTGCGGTGAAGATCTCAATGTTCAATATCTTATTGAACTGATTGCTGAAGCTGAGGCGCGCGCTGAAGGAAAGCAACTGGTTGACGCTGATAAATATGATGCCTGTATGAAGATGAGGGCCATTCTTGAGCAAAATCCCGATCATGAAGCGTGCATCAATAGCGAAACTGCGCAGCGTGAGATCTCAATCTTCGGTGAGATATCCGGCGTCAAGGTTAAGGTTAGACTTGACCATCTGGACTACAAAGAGAATGTACCAGGTCGTGTGCTGACTGGTTATGATGAGAATGGAGATCCGGTATTCGAAGACGTTATTTTCCCGGAAGCACTGATTATCACCGACTTCAAAACAACGATGAGCGCAAATCCGTTGGAGTTCCCGCGCCTTGCATATAATCACGGGTATTATCTGAAAATGGCCTTGCAGCATGATCTGCTACGACGCGCAATCCAGGCTGGCGCTTTTGAAGGCAACTTCCCTGAAGATATCCCGATCGTAGTTAGATTGCTTGCGCAGGAGAAAAAAGAGCCTTATATCGCACTGGCTTACCGTATGACTATGGAGCAAATCAGGATCGGTCGTAACCAGTACATTAGCGTAGTCCACACTTACAAGGCTTGCTCTGAAATGGATGTTTGGCCTGGGTACGCTGGCGACGCAAGCGAGATCGAACTTGAAACGCCATCATGGGTGCGTTACCAAAATAAGTAAACGGCACAAATAGCTAAACAAATAATTAATGAGGTGTTATAATGCACCTCATACACCAATCAGGAGAAGTTAAGATGCAATTATCACCAGAAACAAACGAAATCCTTCCGGCTCTGTTCAACGCTCGCAACAAATTTGCTAAAGCAAAGAAGGATGCAAAAAACAATCACCTGAAAAATTCATACGCAACGCTTGATGCGATGATGGCGGCAGTAAGCCCAGCGCTAACCGATAACGATATCATGATCCTGCAATCAATGCTGGATACAAGCACGGAAACGACCTTCCACCTTGAAACTATGCTGATTCACAAATCCGGGCAGTGGGCCAAATTCTTCATGATGATGCCTATTGCAAAACGCGATCCGCAAGGCGTAGGATCTGCAATGACTTACGCTCGACGCTACTCACTCGCTGCGGCGTTGGGGATTAGTCAGAGTGATGACGATGCTCAGCTTGCAGTGAAATCTGTAAAGGACTGGAAAAAAGAACTTGATGCGTGTGAAGACATCGAATCACTGAAAGATGTGTGGGCCAACGCTTACCGACAGACGGACACGGCGAGCAAGTCAATCATTCAGGATCACTACAACGCACTTAAGGCTAAGTTTGAGATCGGTAAAGCTCGTGGCATTCGCCCAGCGCAACCGGAACAGAAAAAACAGGTTGAAGCAACGAGCGCGAAGACTGTACAATCTCAATCAATCACCAACTTCGAATAATCACCAGGCGACTTCGGTCGCCCATAAATTTTAGGAGAGAAAATCATGCATATTATCACTGGCGAGATCAGAAAAGAACCTAAGATTCTGGAACGTAACGGCGGGAATACTTATATCATCGAACTGGCAGAAAGCTACAAGCCTCGTGATGGCGATCGCGAATACACAAACTATACATTCTTTTTTAGTGACGGTGGAAAGCCCGGACTTGCTGACTGGTATCGTGATGCATTCCAAGTTGGTAGAGTGATCTCAGTATCTTGCGAGACGTTGAAGATCTCATCCCGCGAGCACAACGGAACGGTTTACAATTCATTGCAGGCTGCTGATTTTCCTAAGTTGGTATTCAGCCAACGAGGGCAAGGTAATCAACAACACCGAGCACCTCAGCAACAACAAAGCGCCCAGCAACAGCCACAACCAAATCCTCAGTCAACTTTTGACGATGATATCCCATTCTGACAACAAAAAGGGGCCAACTGGCCCCTTTCATCTACCCTCTCAATTCTGAAATTATCTCCTTGAGTTCTTCAATTTCTGCCGCCATTCTCTTACATTCACGAATCGCATATTGTGCGCACCCCATCAAGTCCATCACGATAGGGTTAACGTCTACCGATGGACGGTCGCGCGTCTTACCCCCGACGATGGCGTTAGTCTCGGGGTCCACCTCCACATCGTACGTCTCCTCACGGTGTTTGATGTATTGAGGTGCAATCTCTTCGGCCTCTTCGGCAATTATGCCGAAGCGGACGCGCTCCTGCACATCGTCCTTATATACGTAGTGCACCATGCGCATTTGTTCAATGCGTGCAACCGCTTCTGTAACGTCTGCATCGGAGATATCTTTCTTAAAGTCCCGCCCCGATGTGCCTTGCAAGGCAAGAACACCACCAGATGAAGGCCAATTGACCGTAAAGCCAGTGCCGTCGCCCTTCTCAAAATATTTATAGATGAGGTTACTATTGATGTTAACCGTATCCCACATCGTACGAAAGTTACCAGCCGGTACTGACTCTTTCCCGTTGTTTAGGACGAAAGACAACACTGAAGCTGTCGCTGTTGGGCGGACCGTGATATCTCGATGACAAACCAGGCCGCTCACCCCCGATCCAGAGATCTCCATAAAGGTATCGCGGTACGCGCCCGACGCGTCATATGCGTGCCACTTAAAATTACCCGCGGCGTCGTTAATCCCCATGCGCCAGCGTACTTTATCGGCGGAATCAGCCCAACATACGCCACCAAAGCCCGACCCGCTCTGCTTAAGGATTAATCCATCTTGGGAGTCTCCGTTAGATTTGAATTGGCGGAACTCGGCGACGTTATCGACGCGCCCGGTGCCACCTGATCCAATCGGCAGCGGAATAGCTTTTCCGCTGGCATTATCCCAAGCCCCCCAATCACTATTATCTTTTATGTAAATCCATTTTGATTTAGATTTTGTTTTTACCTGCGTCTCTCCGTTATTCTCAGATTGAACAAACCTATCTACACCTAAATTCTCCACTGCCGCACCAATACTTGATAAGTCGCTTAGGTTGGCATTCTTCTTAAGAAGATTGGATGCATCAACGCTATTTGCTGCGTCTTTAGCTTCCTGTGCGCTGACTGCCGCTGCATCTTTTGCGCTAACCGCTGTATCACGCGCCGACTGTGCATCATTTTTTGCTGAGGTTGCAGTTTGCGCAGCCGTCTGAGCATTGTTAACGTAGACTGACAGATCGCCTTTTGCGTCATTGATTGCCTGAATTGCCGCCGCCTCTTCTGTGTCGATGTGCGCAACCGCCGCTGATTCTTTAGCGCCTACATCTGTGATAGCTTGGTCTTTTGCTGCATTGATGCTACCGACCGCTCCGTCAACAATTTGCTGTACCTGACCTTTAGTGGCATTAGCCTCGTCACGCGCTGCATTCGCTGAGTCGCGAGCAAGTTCAGCTTGATTCTGTGCAGATTCAGCGGCTGATTTGTTAGCCTTAATTTCTTCAACGATGCGGTTAAGGTTATCCATATCCAGGCTCGCAATGATATCCATTGCCCCTGCAATCTCAGTCTCTTTGCTTTGATAGTACCGAAGCGTCTCGGCAACGTTTTGAGCCAATCCGTTAACAGTCAGTGAATCGTTAAGCAAGATCACATACTTTCCGTCAGCGGCAGTCTGACCATCAGTAGAGATAGCCTTTAACTCTGTGTCGCTCACGATGTCGCTGATTACCGCCAGCTTAATCGGTTGCTCTAGGAATACGATAGTTGCACCGACTCTAATCAGAGCAAGCTGATCTTTCCATTTTGTGTCGGTTCCGTGAACCGTTCCGTCTGCATCCATTGATGCTGTGCCGCGTCTATATAAAGCCATAGTATAAACTCCTTAAGTAAATAGCACGAATTGCTAAGCATAGATTTTATCATTGTGATACACGCCTTGCAATGGGCAATAAAAAACCGCCCGAAGGCGGTTAGAGTAGGTCACTTGCTGAGAATAACTTGGATTGCATTCCTGAGCGGTATCCTCCAGGGTTCGGGATTATTATTTTTAATTGTCGGTCGTCTGCCATGTATAAAGTCTCCTTGTCCGAAGGTTCGCACGCCACTCTTACTTCTCGATCACCTTTATACCTGTACGCAACCATTTCTAAGTTTTCAGGAGTGAAGCAGGCCCATACCTCTTGCTTTGTGTGAAATGCAATATGCTGAGCATCAATCCAATTAAGGCATAAGTAGATCGCCTTCTCAGTTTTACCAGTCACGGCAACCGAGCAACTCGTATATTTCTTCGCGTAAAATGATTCTCTTCCTTCCTCATCAATAATCAAAATATTGCAAAACTCATCATCAAGCCCGTCCTCATGCACAAGTTGACACGGAATGGTGTGAAACACGCTCTCCCCGCCATCTTCTCGACGTTTTACGCCAACGTCGAATGATTCAGTGGGTAGTGACTCAAAAATACTTAGGGGTGTGTTTACGCGCTTCTCTGTACGCTCCATAACTTTCATTACCGCCTCATGATCTGCCATCATGACATTGACACCTGATACCGGAGTTCGGCGCGCTTTCTTGTTTGCCTTGACAATGTATTCCTGCGGAACCTTGCCGAGAAATCTACCCAGGATATTTATGCATTCGCTATACGGCATACCAGTTAATTTCATCAACCAACCTATCCCGGAGTCGTTACCGCATGAGTTGCAGATCGCGCCGCCGTCGCCTGGAGTGTTAAGATTGTCAGTCCAGCGAAAGCGGTCCTTACCTCCGCAGTTAGGGCAGGGCTGGTGTTTCTTGTTGAATACCTCGTTCGGCAACCCGCAGACTGACTGAAAAGCATCGCGCCATAAACCTTTCATGTACGGCAAAACATCCTCTTTCTGAAACATCATAAATTCTTCGTTCACTTCCAGATCTCCAAAATAAAAAACGCGTAGAAGGATGTTAACCCGCTACGCGTCGTTTGTTTTAACTAAAAATGCTATTAGTCGTTCCGATATCTTCCTTCTTCACGACGCGCATAAATTTCTTGTTCTTGCATCGCTTCTCAAGGCACTTGCCGTTACCGTCAAACTTCAGGTCGAATCGCAACCATGCGGCCCTAAACCCTTTACACCCCTGTCGGCGGTAAGCGCGATGCGCAGCTTCAGCACCTTGCCATGAAATCATATTGCGTTCTTTCCAGCCTTGCACCGTCTGATTGCTAACTTTTAGAGCCTTTGCGCAGGCCGCTGGGCCACCGTAATATTCGATAAGAGCATCAAGTCGCGCTCGCAGTCCGGCGCGTGTTTCTTCTTTATGAATATAGAACCCACATCTCTGGCGAGGCCTTTTGTCTTTACCTCGTCGCGTTCCGTTGTTACCATTAATGTGACGTTTATCGATTTCACCAGTTGACTCTGCGATACGTTGCATATTCATCTCAATTCTCCTGTAGCACTTTTTGCTAAAAACGTTTACTGTATGTCGTGTATTATAGCGTAAACGATACAACGATTCAAAGGATTAAATAGCCGTGACAATTAACATCAAAAAGCAAATCGCATTACTTGGCGATGACTACATAAAACGCACTCAAGATCGATTCACTGTCGGCGAGGTCGTTCCTTACCCGTACCAAGTTGTTGCTTATGCCGAGATCGCGAAACGCCTATCAAATTATGAGCATCCATTCTTCGTTAAAGCGTCTGTATCAGCAGGTAAGACAATCATCTTCGCTATGGTGGCAAAGCAGTGTCAGAAAATGGGCTTAAAAATGCTCGTTCTTGCTCGTCAGGGTGAGATTGTCGATCAGGATAGTGAGGAGATTGACAACTTCGGGGTAACTAATTCCATATTCTCAGCCTCATTAGGTATTAAGTCCTGCTACTTCCCGATCGTGTTGGATCTGAGGGTACGGTTGCAAATGGCCTAGATAATGAGTTGGCTGACTTCGTCCCGCATGTAATTGGGATCGACGAATGTCATCAGGTGGATTGGGAAGACCTTGCGCAAGCCATTGATGGCAAGGAAACAATGGAACAAATGAGGGGCGAGAAAGGGAAAATTATCATGGACGGAGATATTCCTCTGATTGGTAATGATGGAAAACCTCTTCTTGGAACTAAGCGCAGCCAGTACACTATAGTAATCATGGAAATGATGCGACGCTGTAAAGAGGTTCACGGGCACGATCTTAGAATATTTGGTATGACTGGATCTGAATTTCGTGGCGTAGTTCCTATTCTGGTAGAGAATCCGAAAGCATTGGGATTCTGGCGTGAGCGAGTAACTGATATCGACACAAACTATCTGATTGAGTTCGGCTCTGTCGTTCCGACTATATTCGGATCAACAGACGGAGTTCATTACGATCTGGATAAGTTCAAGGCGTCGAGCGAGGACGGAGTGCAGGACTTTACAGAGAAAGACATGAAGGCTATGGAAGATGAGATCCTTCATGATAAATCTCTTACTCAGCGAATCATGCAAATGGTTGCCAAAAAGGCTGAAGAGCGTAACGCGGTACTGATTACATGCGCCGGGGTGCGTCACTGTAAAGAGGCGGCGGCTGCACTTCCACCTGGAAGTACCTATGCAATTATCACTGGCGAAACAGACACCAAAACGCGCAAGAAGATTCTGGACGATGTAAGGGCAGGAAAAATTAAATACACCTTTCAGGTAATGGCGCTCACTACTGGCGTTAACGTTCCAAATTGGGATTTCAGTGTCATACTCCGCAAGATAGGGTCGCTAACACTGTTGATTCAACTTTTGGGTAGGGGTATGCGTCTGCTTAAATCATGGCAGGTTGCTGAGGGAATGGTTAAGCAGGACCATCTGGTATGGGATTTCGCAGGTACGATGGATGAGTTGGGTCAGCTTTATTTCGATCCGATACTTGAGCAGGCGCAATTCCAAAAGCGTTTTGAAAACGGAAAAGACCCGAAAACGTGTCCGAAGTGTGGTTGCGTAAATAGCTTCTACGCTCGCAGATGCATTAACGTCATCGACGGCGAGCGTTGCGATCATTTCTGGACTTCTCAGATTTGTGAGGACCAGGTTGACGAGCGCACAGGAAAAATCCTTGTTAAAGGATGCGGTGCAGAGAATGACGTTGTGGCCCGAGTCTGTCGTTGTTGTGATGTTTCGCTTGTCGATCCTAACCTGAAGTTATCCGGTAAGGCGTACACTAAGAATGACTGGTATGAAGTAAAGAATTTTGAGGTTACGCTAACCAAAAACCAGAAAGGCATAATATACAAATACACGCTGATTAACGACGATGGTGATGAGTTCAAGGCGTATGAAAAATTCTTCCCCGAGTCAGACTCTAAGATTTGCGGTACGCTATGGAAAACGAAAGGTGTATTACCTCATGTGTCAGATCCTAAAATGCGTCGCTACTTTATCGGAATGAAGAACGCTATCAAGATCGTGCAATACTCTCATCATATAGCGCATCCGGTACGCGTTACTCATAGGCGCAACCAGAAGAAGGAAGATATTATTTCACGCAAAGATTTCGGTATGGAGGATATCCCGGAATGATTACAGATAAAGGCGATTACCTAGAGTTTTACGAGCGAGATCCTAGCGATACGCGAAAGGAGGACGCTCATCAAGTAGACTGCGTGTCTTGGTTGAAATACAATTTTCCTCAGCTTCTATTTTGGCACACAGTTAACGAAGGTGAAAAAACAATCACTTCGGCACTTAGGGATGAGCAGGCTGGATTGCTTAAAGGCGTATCAGACTTCGTTATCCTGATAGGTGTAAACTCACGCTACCCGTTTGCAGCTATCGAACTCAAGCGAGTTAATAAGTCCGGAAAAGGAAAGGCATCACCAGTCAGCGATAAGCAAAGGGAGTTTCTCAAAAAGGTTCGGGATCGCGGTGGATTCTCTGCCGTTGCATACGGATTTGAGCAATTCAAGCTGGCGATATACGATTTAACTAAATAGCACTTTTTGTTAAAACTGCCGGAATGGAATCTGGCATTATTATCTCACCGAAACGAGAGGATTAAAAATGAAAGACTTTAATGATATCGAAACAATCGACTTTGCAGAAACTGGGTGCTCATTCACTCGCGAAGCAATAGCATCAGGAGGTTATTATCAAGCATTGAAAACGCCAACCTGCAAAGAGATTTCAGGACGTCGATACAAGGGAACCAATACACCTGACGCAGTTCGTGATTTATGGTCAACCCCACGCGAGGTTATCGCATACCTTGAGGGTCGCTACGGAAAATATGATCTCGACGCTGCGGCAAGCGAAGAAAATAAAGTTTGCGAGAAGTTTTATTCCCAGGAAACAAACTGCTTAAAACGTTGGTGGGGTAAAAATAAGCACGTATGGTTAAATCCTCCTTACAGTCGACCTGATATATTCGTCAAGAAAGCGATTGAGCAAATGGAGCACAACAACCAGATCGATATTCTTTTACCTGCCGATAACTCGACGGCGTGGTTTACTGAGGCTCGACAGCACGCGGCTGAAATCATCTGGATTGAAGCTGATTTGACTGAGGATATTGACGGCAATGAATACGCACGATCCGGTCGTCTAGCTTTCATATCCGGTGAAACTGGAAAAGCCGTAGACGGCAATAACAAAGGTTCGGTTATTTTTATTATGCGCGAACTTAAAGAAGGTGAGACGCAACAGACTCACTACATCCCAATCACAAGTATTTGTCCTTCCGTTAAAAACAAACGAGCAAAGGTGAGAAAAGTATGATGAGCGAAAAAATGGTTCCTGTTAAATTAACTGATCAAGGGTTATGGCTTCTTTATCGCGCTACGTGCTGCGAAATTATGGAGCGAAACGGATTAACTAAAGATGTTATTGGTTGCGATTTATGGGAGTTTACAAGTTCTCTTGATATGTCGTTCGATGAGATAAAGAATAAACACATCGAGCATTGGCCTTCAATCATTCAGAAAGACGTAGAAGAACTTAAATCCGACACGATCTTACAGCACTAATTGCTAAAACTACCCGGCGAAAGTCGGGTATAGTTATTTCATCAAAACGAAATGAGGAATAAGAAGATGGCACGCATTAACGCAAACTTTTTCAATATCGCTCAACAGTCCGCAAAAATGGCTGTTCATATCACTGACAAGAAAGGCGGTAACTTTGATTGGGATATTGCTATGAACTTCCTTAAAATGGCTTATTACCTCTGCTCAGTCAAAGATGTTGAGTGTTTTATTGAAAGCGTGGAGAAACTAACCAATGCTGATAAAAAAACAAGGTAAACGAGAGGTTTGGGAGCACGCGAAGGAATGCGGAATCTCAGACGATATAGCACTAATAGCGAAATATTTCGATATAAAGGATGTTAGCATTATCTCAAATGGCAAGATTTCATTTATGGAAGATATGCCGAGAAAAATGCATAGAGTGCCAGCAACTCCGTCACTTGAGTTTTATCGTGAAGAGGGAAAGAGAATTGAGAGAGAACGAAAAGCAGCAAAGAACAACAAGCCTTCCAGGCTTAAACATTAACGAAGACGATTACCAGACCATATGGATCGGAAAGAAGCAGGTTAAGAAAATACCTTTCTCTGATTGGTTGCCTCCTGACTTCGCAAACGTGCTGTGTACCATAGGGATCGATCAGGAGTTGCATATAGGTTATTACTCACCTGGTAGAAACAGTATGATGCTTGAGGTTGACGGAAAGCTGGTTGAGTTTAAATCGTCAGATCTAGGATTCTGGTTAAAGGCTGTGGCATGAATCTTTATTTTGCTGTAGTATTAACACCGCTAATTTCATTTTCAGTAATGTATTTCATTATCATGTAAGGATTAAAATATGTCACAAGCTAAAATCACTACCGAGCAACTTATCGAAGAGCGCATGAGCGGCCTTACACTTCGCGAGATCGCGGAAAAGTACGGTATGCACATCCGCACAGTTGAAGCGCGTCACGCCAAACTTGCAAAAGAAGGTCACTTCCACGGTAACGAGCATGTTGCTAAGAACGTACCGGAAGGATTCATGGTAAAAGGCACATCAACGATGATTCGCGGCGATGGGACCGAGGTAGTGCGATGGGTTAAGACCGATCAGGACCGTGAGAAGATTGCGGCAATGATGGAAGCAGCGCGTATTGCATTCTGTGAAGACTTGCCGAGAGCAAAACCAACTGAGCTACTCACATCGCAAGGGCTTACAACCGCTATTGGCAAGCTGGCACTCTACCCGGTGTTCGATCTTCACATTGGCGCGCTTGCTCACAAGCATGAATGCGGAGAGAACTACTCTACAGACGTAGCGGAAAAAGTGCTGAATGACTTCTTTAGCTACGCGATCGATATTGCCCCGAGCGCAGAGAAGGCTGTTCTGTTAATCGGCGGCGACTTCCTTCACTCAGACGGTCTTGATGCTGTTACCCCGGCAAGCGGTCACGTTCTGGATCAGGATTCACGATATGCGAAATTGGTGCATGTGGCTATTCGATCGGTGCGACGAGCTATCGACAAAATGCTGACTAAACACAAAGAGGTCGAAGTTCAGGTTATCGAAGGGAACCACGACCAGGCCGGAATGATTTGGCTACGCGCTGCAATGGCTGCATACTATGAGGACGAGCCGCGAGTATTCGTTGACGTTAGTCCTATGATTCTGCATAAGACCCGCTGGGGAAATACCTTGTTGGGATACACTCACGGTCACACGATGAAAAAGGCAGACACGCGACTTGCAGCGATGGCAGCAGACTTCCGTGCAGACTTCGGTGAAAGCAAATACGTGTATACTCACAGTGGACACTGGCACCATCAAACAATCACAGAACACTCGTTAGGTATTGATGAGGTTCACGGGCAGTTAGGCGCGAAAGACGCATATGCTGCGCGCGGAGGGTGGAGATCATATCGCCAGGCTGCGGTAATCATTTACGATAAGCAGTTTGGTGAAATCGGTCGATTCATCTATCGTCCAGAAATGACAGGATCGCACTAATCGCCAAAAACTCCCGAAGGGATTCGGGTATATTGACCACATAGAAAACAAAGAGGGTATTTCATGAAACGAGTTAAGTGCATCCGAAATGATTCCAAAACTCTTCCATTCCGCGTAAATCAGATCTATAGTGTTGGTTATGATTTCGGTGGTGGATTGTTTGAGATTTACGATGGCAGAGGTTCAACAATCCAAGCCCCTCTGAACGGTCATTACCTGGAATTTATTGAGCTAGATTAACAATATCATTCATAACCTTACGGGCTGGCATGGTTTACATGCTGGCCTTTTTGCGTTGTATCAAGTAAACTTGAAGGTTAAAATCAACTCACTTGTTCAAAAAATATATGGTGATATTATGAAAGAATTTTTAACAGCGGCTACGTCAAGCACGGGCGGCGCTTCATTGGTAGGGGCGGCGACAGGGCAACTTTATATTGCTGGCGCTACATTCATTTGCTTTCTGCTTTTTGGTGCATGGGGCGCATACTGGAAGTATCGTGACAGTAAGGCAATTCAGGAAGCGTTAAACGATGGCGATCTAAATAAGGCGCTTAAGATTAGGGGGAGATAATGAGTTTAAAAAATAACGTTATAGGCGCATCGATCGGGGCCGCTTTGACGTTGACACCTACTCTACTGGAACGAATCGAAGGTATAGAGTACGAGGTGTATTACGATATCGCCGGAGTACCTACCGTATGCAGCGGAATAACCGGGCCTGACGTAATACCTGGTAAGAAATACACTAAGCGAGAATGCGATGCATTGCTGATAAAACATATCGGAGTCGCTCAGCGATACGTTGACAAAAAGGTGAATGTTGATATTCCGGTAACGATGCGCGCGTCACTGTACAGCTTCACTTTCAACGTTGGTACTGGCGCGTTCGGATCTTCTACAATGCTTAAGCTAATAAATCAGAGTAAGCACAAGGAAGCGTGCAATCAGTTATGGCGATGGGTATACTACTACAACCCAAAAACCAAAAAGCGAGAAGTGTCTAGAGGACTCAAGAACCGACGCGCTGAAGAATACGCGTATTGCGTTAAGGAATTATGATGAAACTGAAGAAAATGTGCATTGCGATTACAGTGGCTGTTGGTGTTATTTCTCTATCCGGTTGCTCGACGGCATCTGCCTGAGCGGTTTAATCGGATCTAAACCGGAAGTTACAGCACAAATCGGAGAGGAGAACACAAAGCAATTAGCAGGAGTAACCGCAAAATCCGAAGATAAGCGAGATGTTAAAGTTGAGAAGTCCAACGTGGGAAAGATTGACTCTTCCTTGAAGAAGTCAATTGAAGTGTCAACCATTCAGGCTAACACGGTTAACGCTGAAAGCATCACAGTAACAAAACCGGAAAACTGGTACGATGCAATTGTAGGATGGACTCTCGTTTTCATTGGCCTGTTGCTGGTTTATTTTTCAATTCGTAAGGACGAAAAAAAGGAGGCGTAAGCCTCCTTTTCTTTTATGCATCAGCCCACATGTAACTTTCGTTCGTGAGTTTTGCGTATTCGCGAACTTCAATTTCACAGGTGTCTCCGTACATCTCAGCGACCTTTTTCTCATTCGCTACCGCTGATTCCTCGGTCCATCCATCAGCTTTGCTGTATAGGGTAGGAATTTCACTGCTAGTGCCGTCAGAGTGATTGTAAACGCGAACTACTAAAAATTTGTTAGCCATGATGATTTCCTTCATGTCGTTTCATTTCGATAAAACAAATATACCCGATACGAGATCGGCGTTTTAACAAAAAGTGCTATTTGTATCTTTTGACATGGAGAAGTAACTCACCTTCCTGGTCGCAAAGATTGTGCTCACTGTCGTTGTTGGCCCTCATCGAAGTGAGCAGTAGGCTAAGTAATCCTTGCTCAAATTCTTCTTTCGTAAGCTGGAGCCTTGCGCACAATTCGACGTTCCGATCTATCAACGTTTCTACGTTCGCCAAACAATTCTTCATCACTCATTTCTCCAATGTGCATCATTTCCCACGTATATCGATTGTTGTAGCCATCAATACACATCAGCTTCATCATTACCGGGCGCTTGATCTTTCCCTTGCACCAGTAAACTCCATCCTTGCGATCTAAGTAACCCTCAGTCACGCAACGAGCGCAAAACTCCTTAGATAGCGAGCTTGTAAATTCACGGCGAGTCATTCCAGCAGCCTTAGCAAATCGCTCACTTTCCTTGTGGGCGTATATAAATTTCGCTATGTGCTGTCGTGTGTATTTGTCGTAACCTTCGCAGAACCTGAACAGATCTAAAAGAAGAAGCATATTATTAACCCATCAGTCGAGGGTTTATGAAAACAATATCATCAATCCGGCAAGTGTAGTTCATCTCTTCGAGCGTGATCAGCAGGCTGTCGATTCTCTCAGATACTTTCTGTTGACCGTTGAACGGCGTAACATTCCGGCACTTTGCAACAATGCTATGAATCGGAGCGCGCCCTTTGTTCTTCTTTGCGATCTCAGTGATAACATCAATCAGCTTACGAGATTCAGCCTCATCACCAGCATACCCGGCAGCGCTGGCAGACGACAGATAAGTCCTGGAAAGCTCATTGAAGATCATGATTGCTTCCTGCATCGTTTCAAGGTCAATCTCACGGTTGGAACGGTTCGGTGATTCACCCTCCCAATTCTTGATCGTGTGGAGAACTGAAGCAATACGCAAGGCGTGCTTATCGAACTTGCCGAGATGACCGCGTAGCATTGAGTGAGAGTATTTCCCACCTGCGGCGAAATCCGGTTCCATCGCCTGACGCGCAAGGTTTAATTCACGCATAGCATTACGGCTTACAGAGAGAACAACGTTTTCCTCCTTCATAATGTTGTGCACGAGTCGATAATATTTACTCACCAATCCTCGATCGACTTCCTTATACAGCGCATCACCATTTTCATCACAAAGAATACGAGTACCTAAAAGCGGTTCCTCACGAACTAAAAGGAAACGCTCAGATACGCCGATGCCTCGTTGGCCTGCGTCCATGATACCCTTGATTGTTTCATCCTGCGCAATAACGCAGATGGAACCGACCGGGCAAAGTGATAGGTTGTTATCCTGGTTGGAACGCGCTACCTCCATGTGGTTTTTATCCCACGCCTTAAGGATAAGTTCACTGTTTGACTTCTTGTCTGAACCGCCATAAGTCAGGCCGAGCAATGTGTTGATTGCTGTCGCCTCATCAGAGATTACGGAGAAGTGACCTTGAACAGCCGCCACCTTCGCAAGACCTTCAGGTGTAGGATCTGATACCGCGAAAACAATATCAGCCATCTTCTTGATCTTCTCTTCCAGTTTTTCTTTGTCCTCGTACAGCGCCGCCGTCGTGTTACCCTTCGGGTCGTTTTTAATTTCCTTCTCGACCTGACGTAGCTGACTGGTTAATCGGGTGCGTTCCTTTTTGCGCTCTTCATTCAGTCGCTGAATTTCTGCACGCATAGGCGTAATCGCTGCGGAGTTAATCGCAGATTTACCTGTTGAAGGTGGCTGGCTGATTACCATGTAAAGAGCGGTAGGTTGTTCTTCTCCGTGATATTGAACCCAAAACTTCCCGAGCATCGCGGCTGAGATGCACCCAATGAAATGAGCGTAAGCAGACGAAACAGGAAACTGTACAGACTCAGCCTTTGCCTTTGCATATTCGAATACCAGGTTATCGCCACCTAACGAAATCAGAGGGAACTTATCGTTGCCGCTATTGATATCGATCGGATCTTGCCAAAATGAAACTGAGTCACCATAGCTGTTTTCACGAATTGCGATCGCCACCGGATTAACTCCAGTGCTATTGGCGATCTCAATAATCTGTTGGTAATTCAGTTTTGGCTTAATATTAAACATCACAATAAACTCCTTAGTTGACGGTGTAAATGATACACTGCCAATGGTATACGCTTTTTGCAAAAGTGCTATTGGTTATAAGTATTTGGCCTCAAAGGTTGTGCCGTCAGCTATGCTAAAGCCGATCTCTTCGCGAAACAATGTCCAACGGCAACCATCCTCATCAAAAATATAACCAGCTACGCCGCCGAGAGCGCGACCGCTTTCAACCTGGTAACGCTTGCCAA